CGGACGAAGAAGTCGCCGTGGCCCGACCGGCGCGCGCAGTAGCCCCTTCACCTCATGCAACCAACGCATCGTTCCAGGTCAGACCCAAGGGGATCGACGGACCTATTGCCGAGCCACCCCGGGAGCACCCTTGCGGCACCTTCGTAGAACCTGGGCGGCGGTGAGGCTCGCCCCCTAAATATCCCCTAACGAATCGCAGCATCGTTGCACGTCAGAAGCCAGACGACCCCCCGCTATCCCACACTTAGCAAGGGTGCGGGGGGCCGCCCCGGGTGCCGGTCCCCGTCACCGAGGGGGGGCTAACCACTGGTGACGGGCCGGCACGTCTTTGGTGTCTCGACCTTCCGTATTGCCTAACGGATGCAGGTCTAGGCGGTGGTTCACTCGAAAGAGGGAACACGCGTTCGAATCTTGCACACTACAGACGGCCTCGCGTCGGAACCATCCCGGCGCGGGCCTGACGCAGGCCGTCGACCCGCGGTCAGCAGTGTGACGGCTGGCTCAATCCATGATCAAATAATGCCGCAGATTTGCTGCTGACATATGATCATGGTCGGTAAATCGTTGCTCGGGTGCCAGCCGATCAACCGCAGTGGATCGTCGACGCCCGCCAGGCCGTCGGTGACCGCATCCGCGTGCGCAGGCTGCACCTGAACATGACCCAGGAGATGCTCTCGCACGCAGCCGACGTCAACCGCAGCACCATCCAGCGGATGGAAGGCGGGGGCGAGATGAAGTTGTCGCATCTCTTCCACGTCGCTGCTGCACTGCGAGTGCACGTCACCGACCTCCTGCATGGCTGAGGGCGGCAGCTGGCCGCATCCTGACCTTGGCTACCGAATCGACTCAAAGTCAACAACATGTTGAGCTGGGACGGAAGGGTGCGGTCCGCACTCGTGGGCTCACTCTCGGCGTGCGGGGTGTGAAGACCTGCCGCTGCGTTACGTCATGGCCCAAGCCCTATGCGGCTCCTCCGGCGAGCCGGCGGAATGCTCCGTCGCTCGCCGCCACCCACGCCCGGTACAGGTCACCGGCGGTCTCACATGCCCCGGCGTCGACGTCGCAGCAGACGCGGCAGGCGAGGAAGTGCACGGTGTACGCGGACCACGCCTCCTGTGGGGGCGTGAGGTCGGTGTGGGCGGCGACTAACCGCGGCCTACTGTCGGCGGCGGGTTGGGGGTCTCTACGCTCGTCCACGTCGACGGCTCCTTCGTCGGCCAGCCCCGGGGTCGGTCGCACGGCCGCCGGGGCACCTGCGTGCAATTGCAGGGTAGCGGTGCTTGTATCGACCTGTCTCTGTACGTCTCTGCACGTAGCTCGAAGTGCTGGCTTGTAGGGGCTTGCCTAGCGTCGAGATCATGGCCATTGATCCGGATGCGGAGATCGATCACGAGGGGCCCGTCACCCCGTACCGGCAGCTCGCCGAGATCCTGAAGGCGCGGATTGCGCGCGGCGACTGGGCGGAGGGGCGACCGATCGCGTCGGAGACCAGGCTGGTGCAGCAGTACGGGATCGCGCGGACGACGGTGCGGCGAGCCCTGGACGTGCTCGTCGACGAGGGCGTCGTGTGGAAGGTGCAAGGCCGCGGTACCTACGTCGGCCAGCCGCCCGCCGAGAGCTCATAGCCCGCTGTCAGGCCTCGTCATTGCTCGAGGGCATCGTGACGGCCGGGGCCAGCTTGGCGCGGATGCGGGCGAGAGCGGTCCGCACCTCCTCGGCGCCCGGCTCATTGCGGGCAGCCCACTCCTCTTCAAGGGCGACGCACTCCCAGTGGACGTCCCTGAGCGTGCGCAGGGCGAGTAGGCCCGCCCCTTTGGTCGCTTTCGCTGCTGCTTGCTGGAGTCGCTCGTAAGCACTCTGGCCGTCTGACATGGCGTTCCTTCCTTCGGAGGTTCCGTCGCCCTGTACGGACGACGCAACTCCTAGGCGCCTGTCAGACCCCGCCGATACGATCAGCGATATGTCCTCCACTCCCCCGCCTCCGGGTGCTTCGCGGTCTGCTGCGGTCGTGGATGCGGAGATCCGCGCGCTGTTGGAGGCGACGGGCGGCTGGTTGTGGGGGCCGACGCGGGCCCGGTATGAGGAACTGCGGGACGAGTGGGTGGCCGCCGTCCGCGAAGAGATCACGGCGGCGGCGTAGAGTGCACGGCGAAGCCCCGGCCACTGATCCTGGCCGGGGCTTCGTTGCGTTCTGCTACTTGCGGTTGGCTCGGATGATGGCGAGGCAGTCCGGGCACCAGCGCTCGCCCGGCTTGTCCAGGCGCAGCGGCACGTCCTGTTTTGGACCCGGCGCGACGATCCCCTCGGTGTCGCTGCATGCAATGGGATGGAAGTCGCACTGTCCGTCGCAGCGACCGACGGACTTGTGCCAGACCAGGACGGTCTTGCCATCTGCGGCTCGGACTCGCTCCTGTGTCGCCAGCATGGTCACCTCTCCTTGTGGGGCTTGGCTTCGTGGTTGCGCACGCTGGTCGGGGCTCCGGCGTATCCGCACCCGAGGGAGCATTCGACCCATCCGGATGCCAGGGCGGCGGCGCGAACCGACACTTCGGCATCGGGTCCGAAGTCGTTGTCGGCGAGCAGGCGGGCGACGGAGCCGCCATGTCGCGCAGCGATGAACGCAGCTTCGGCGATCTTGTCGTGGCCTCGGGCGAAGAAGCTGCCGATGCCGGTTTCGGCGCCGCAGCCGCACCAGCAGAAGCCGGTGGGGAGGAGGCGTTCGCCGCTCACTTTCCACCCTCCAGCAGCGCGCCGATCGCGGCCACGACGTCGGACACGGCTTGGTTGTAGGCCTCATCTTCGGGGGTGCCGGTTTCGTCGTGCAGGTACTCGCCGCGTGCGGCTTCGATGGCTTCTTGGAGGGCGGCTGAGCGGGCTTCACTCTGGGCTTCAGTCATGCCCCCAAGATAGCCAATCAAGAACGGCAATCAAGATGTACGTAGGGAAAATACGCCCCGACACGTAGACGGGCCTGCACCCGGAAGGCGCGAACCGCCGACGTAGGATCCCCGGGTGGCACACACCTTCGAAGATCTTGTGAACCTGGAGCGGCAGGCCGAGGCCGCGTGGTGCTCGTGCCCGTTGCTGTCGGTCCCCCGCCACGTTGGGTCCGGCTCAGGCAGGTTCGAGTGGACCCATTCGCCGTCGCTCTCGAACTCCAGGGTGCCGTCCTGAAGCACAAACTCCTGCGTGGCCATCCGATCCCTCCCTATGCGGCGGGCCCCGTCTGCGTGACCAGACGGGGCCTTCAGCCACAACAAACCCGACTTGCTCGTCGGATCGATAGGACGAGTCTACGAGGGGTCGCTGACAGTGCCGGGGCGTCGCGTCGACAGCACGTACACGCCCGGCTGGCCCTGCGGCTGGCGGGCATCGGGCAGCAGATGAACCGGCAGCCAGCCGTCATGGCGGCGCATCACCTGCCGCAGCGCACGATCACGGGACGGGAACGGGCGGACGCTCATGGCGGCAGCATGGCAGAAGATCACGGACGCTCTGGCCACTCCGTCAACCGCTCCCCCGTCTCCTCATCCACAAGGGTGACGCGGGCGCCGGACCGGCTGCCGTGCTCGCCGACCCATGACGCGAACTTGCGGCGGGCCACGGCCTCGTCATTCCACCAGCCCTGGAGTAGCGGCTGTCCGTCGGTGGTGACGGTCACCTGATAGCGGCCGGCGGTCATGGGAGCCTCATGCAGGTCATCATGCGAGCCGGATTCCGCGCGGCTGGTGCGGCTCGCGGACGATGGCGCCCTTCGCCTCCAGCTCCCGCAGTTGGTAGTGCACCGACGACCAGGACCGCAGCCCGACCCGTTCGGCGATCTCGGCGACGGTTGGGGCGACGCCCTCGTCGGTGATGGCCTGCCGGATGACGTGGAGGATCGTCTCCTGTCGTGGGGTGAGGTAGTCGACGCGGCGCATGCCCCCAGTAGAACCCGTGTTCGAATATGGGTGCAAGCTGGAGGCGTGACCGACCTGCCACCTGACCTGCCGCGACTCCGCACCCTGGAGACCTGGCTCGCCCTCACCCTCGACCAGGTGCGGGCCGCCATCAGAATGGCCGAGCAGCGCGAGGCTGAGCAGCAGCGCGGCGAACGGGACCGGCCCACGCCGCCCGACTGGCTGCTGGAACTGGGCCTCAACCGGGACAGCCCGCCCGTCCAGGTACACGTCGGCGACTGCTGGAACAAGGGCAAGCGAACCCGCGGCATCAGCCTCGACGAAGCCCGGCGCGCGATCACCGAAGGCGTGAAGCCGTGCGGCGCGTGCCGGCCAGACTCGGCGCTCGGCTTCCTGGACAGCTAGGCGGACTTCCGTGGCTTCCGGGCCGTCTTCTTCGCCGCGGTCTTCTTCGCCGGCTGCTTCTTCGCGGCCCGCTTCTTCGGCATCTCGTGGACGTCCGCGTGCTCGCCGGTGTCTTCGCCGCGGGACTCCTTCGCCTTCGACACGGACTGCTGGAGGGCGGCCATGAGGTCGACCAGCTGTCCCGACTCGGCGGCGGGCTCGGGCGCGGCCGGGGGCTGGCGGTGCTCGCGCTTCGCTTCGATCAGCTCGGCGACGGCCTCCGTGTACGTGTCGCGGAAGTCGGGGGCGTCGAGGTCGTCTCGGGTCATCGTGTCCATGAGGGCGAGCGCCCCATCGATCTCCTCGTCGGACAGTTCGACGGGCGGCGGGGTCAGCGAGGAGGGGTCGCGGATCTCGTCGGGCCAGCGCATGGCGTGCAGGACGATGGCCTCGCCGCGGACCCGCAGCAGGCCGAGGCGCTCCCGGCCGGACCAGGCGTACCGGGCCACGGCCACGCGGCTGCTGCGTTCGAGGGCCTGGCGGAGCAGGACGTAGGGCTTCGCGGCGACCTGCCCGTCCGGCGCCAGGTAGTAGCCGTCACCGATCCGGATCGGGTCGATCGACTCCCACGGCATGAACGCCACGATTTCGATGGCCTTGGCCGTCGGTAGGGGCAGGTCCCGCAGTTCCTGATCGGTGATGGGGATCACGGTGTCTCGGGAGATCTCGTAGCCCTTGCCGATCTCCGAGGTGGCGACCTCGCGGTCCTCCAGCTCGCACACCTTCCGGGTCCGCACCCGGGCCATGTCCTCCAGGTGCACCCGGTGGAAGTGGAACGAGTGGTCCTCGGTGGCGCTCACCACATGGATGGGGACGGTGACCAGGCCGAACGAGATGGCGCCGGACCAGATGGTGCGGGGCATGACGAACCTCCGTAGCAGCCCCGAGCATAGCCAGCCTACGAGGAGCACACCCACACCGCTACGCACATACCGCCACAGAACGGGTGAATGGGGGCACATGCCGGGGGCACTCCGTCCCGTGGATCCCCCACAGGAACGGAGCCACGCAATGATCGTCAAGAAGCTGCACGAGAAGGGCGTCAAAAGCGAGCACGCCTACCTCGCCGCCTTCGCCTCCATCGGCCTCACCGTCGCCGCCTGGGCCACCAGCCTCAAAGCCGAACCCGGCGTCAACATCGACCGCGCCGACCGATGGGGCCTCTTCGTAGGCGAATGGGCGCCCACCTTCTTCGGCCTCGGCCTCGCCCTCTCCCACTACGAACAGCACGACGGCAGCCTCGCCCACATCCACGAGGACTGAGCCCAGTCGGCCACAGCAGGGCAGCGTCCGCCTCTGGCAGAAGGGGCGGACGCCGCCACACCCCGCGCCGTTGTCAGTGCCACCAGGCATGATGCGGGCATGGCGATCACGATGCAGAGCTACAGCTTCACCTGGACCGACCCCGACGGCACCCCGCGCGCCTCCGCCGTCGCCTACGACCGAACCAGCGCCGACCGGCGACGGAAGGAACTGGAGAAGGCCGGGGTGACGGAGATCGTCGAGGTGCCCGTCAAGCCCGGGGAACTGCCCACCACAGGCTGAACGCAGAAGCCCTATCGTCACGAACGAATGACATCTACCCCGTAGCTTCACAACTCCTCCACGGTGCCGCTACCGTCAACGCTTCAACAGCCACCTCGGGGGGGATCATGGCCAACCCTTTTACGCCGCCAGCAGCAGGACGACCCGCACCCAAGTGGGCGCGGAAACGCTACGTCGGGCCCGCCATCGCTCTCGCCTTCCTCCTCGGCATCGGAGCCGGCGCCAGCGACACGCAGCCGAAGGACGACGCGAAGACCGTCTCCGCCAAACCGCAGCCCACCGTGACCGTCACCGCCACAAAGACCGCGACCGCTACCGCGGACCCCGAGCCGGCGCCCACCGTCACGGAAACCGTCGAGGTTGAAGTCACGGAAACCGTCACCGCCGAACCCGCCTACGACGACAACAGCGGCGGAGGAAGCGACAGCGACGACAACAGTGGTGGTGGCAGCGTCTACTACGAGAACTGTGCCGCAGCCCGCGCCGCCGGAGCCGCACCCGTCCACGCTGGAGAGCCCGGATACGGCCGCCACCTCGACCGCGACGGCGACGGCACAGGCTGCGACTGGGGATAGGCCACAGCGTCAGACGCGCGACCGCCCCGTCTCCCACAGCGGGGAGCGGGGCGGAAGGCTGGACGACTCCGGGGGTCGCAACCACCTCAAGGGTGGAGGGATCCAGTTGCCTGGTTCCGACCTGATCCCGGCAGACGCTGGCCCGCCCGGCTATCAACCGACACAATCTCGGGCGCCCCGGTTTCCCGCGAGCAGACGAGCGTGACCACCACCAGAATGCCAGAGACCCCGTCGCGACGGGGGATGCGCGACGGGGCCGAGTCCAGTCTGGCACGGTGAGCGTCAACGGCGGCGCCAACCGGGTTTGCCACCCATCGGGATGCTGCCTGTCGTCCAGGTGCGAGATCCCTTGCTCAGCTCCCGTCGCTCCGCCCGGAAGCCTTCGTACTCTTCCAGCGCGTACTCCTGGATCTCCTCGAACGTGTCGGCGTAGCCGTGCCACTCCTTACCCGTCCCCATCACGCTCCAGATGGTGAACTCCCAGCAAGGTGTCTCGCCGTCAGCCACCTCCCTGTCGCTGAGCTTCTCAGGGTGAACTACGCCGATGCGCTCATCGCCGTCGTAGAGGTCGAAGCGATCTGGTTCGTCGGTGGTGCGGAACTCCAAGGTCATAGTCCGATGTCCTCCGATGCGGCGTCGGTCCACTTGTCGGCTTCGCGGATGTAGCCCCAGAAGGCGGGGCTGTTCTCGGCGTGGCCGGACTGTTCGCGGATCTTCTCCTCCCGCTTGCCTGCACGTCGAGAGGTGGTGATGAATCCAGCTCGCATCGAGTGCCCGGTGAGGCGGACGGTGAGGCCGGCGCGTTCGGCGTTGCGGGCGATGATCTCGCGGACGGCTTCTGGTGAGAGGGCGTGGCCGCCGAGGCGGCCGTGGACGGTGATGGGCAGGAAGGCTGGCCCGGTGGTGATGCCTGCGGCGGCGCGCCAGGTGAGCCAAGCGCGGACGGGGCAGGTGTCGGGGTTCTTGCCGTAGCCGACAACGACGTCTCGGGGTGGCCGTCCCTTGACGGCGGGGACGTGGACTTCGAGGCCCTGGCTGACGTGGACGATGCCCTCTGCTCGGAGGGCGGCGACTTCGGCGGAGCGTCCGGAGATGCCGAAGGCGATGAGCCAGAGGGCCCGGTCTCGGAGTCCGGCGAGCGAGTCGGGTATGGCGGCGGCCATCTGGCGCAACTGCTCGGGGGTTGCGGCTGGGGCCTTGCCGCGTCCGCGTGCTTGCCGTTCGGGGTCGTTTTTCAGCGGCTTGAGGGCTTGCCGGGCGGCGACGGTGGCGGCCTTGGGTACTTCGACGCCGTGCTCGTTCCGCGCGGTGACGGTGACGCCGGTGATCCGGCGGTCGATCGAGTTGGGCGCGGCGAGTTTGATGGTGTCGAGCCAGACGACGAACCCGACGAGCGTGCCCTTGGTGACGGCGGTCAACGGCAGCGGCTGCCCGGTGCGCTCCCCCAGCCAGCCGTGGAACTCCTCCCACAGCGCCCAGTCGTTGGCGTAGCCGCGCTTCGTGTTGTGGGGGCGGATGGCATCGAGGTGCTTCTCGGCTGCCTCTTCCATGGCGGCCAGGACGGCGAGCGTCGCAGCGTCGTAGACGGCGGGGATGGCGTCCGGCTGGCGAGGGGCGAGGTCGGTCATGGGGTCTCCGATCGGGTACGGTACGGGCGATGCCCCGGCTGCTTGCCTCAGCCGGGGCATCGTTACGGGCGGGTCATGCGGCGTTGGTGAAGCATCCGCAACCGCCCCAGTCGTCGCCGTCGATGACGTCGAGCAGCGTGGGCTGGGCGGCCTTCTGGTTTTCGATGCGCTCGCGGAGCGCGGCCAGCGTTAGCGGCTTCGTCGTTCCGCCGCGCCGGTCGCGGAGTATGGACACGTCCTTGCCGAGCAGTGTCCGCATCTTGATCTCGGCGGCCTCCGCGCGGGCGTACCTCTCGGGAAAGACGTCCAGCAGCCGCGCCCACTGCGCCTGGCCACCCTTCACGCACGCACCCCCGCAGTTGTTGTGCGCGAAGCCCAGGTCGTAGAGGCGGGGGCGGCGCAGACCAACGGCGGCGGCCTCAGCGAACCACTGATCCTTGTCGCGGTACGGCGGCTGCGTTAGCGGGAACTCGACCTGCCACGGCGCCCACCCAGACCGGACGGCGGGGATGCGGTGGGTCTCGGTCCAGTCGATGCCGACGTACAGCACGGTGTCAGCCGGGTCGGTGTTGGCGGTCAACCAGTCGCGGCACGGCTCTTGCTTCAGCGCGTGAGAGCACTGCGCGACACGCGTGTTGCCGAGCCACCGCTTGTCCTCGAACACCTGCCACGGGTCACGCTCCCGCGCGTCGGCGACACGGATCAGGTCCATGCCGAGCTGGGCGGCCGCCTCACGGTTCCAGCGGTGCAGGTCTTCATCTTCTGCGTTGGTGTCGGCGAACAGCAGGACCGTGCTGGCCGCGCCGTGTTCGGCGATGACGTGCCGGGCGGTGGCCCAGCTTGTGATCCCACCGGACCACATCACTACATGCTTCATGGGAACCTCCTGATCTAATCGTAAGGGGACCCCTTACACATGTCAACCCACCCCTTACACTGAGTCCATGACGAACCCGCCGAGCCCATTCGAGAACCTCAAGCATCTCGCCGAGCAGGGCGACGCCACACGGCGCGCCAAGGATGTAGGCGCGGCATTGCAAGCCATCCCCGACTTGCAAAAGTGGCTGCGCGAGATCCGACACGAAGCCGTGCGGGAGATGCGCGACGACGGGCTCAGTCATGCTCAAGTTGCCGCCGAACTCGGCATCAGCAGGGCGCGCGCTCAGCAAATCGCCGAGGGTCGAACCACCGGCAAGCGGGCCGACGAAGAGTCGGACAATCACCCCAAATAATGCCCGCGATATGGCATGTTATCGAGAGTCCCGCAGCCCAACCGAGCGCGACTGCTGAAGCGTTGAGGCCCACCTCTGGACGCGACGACTACGCCCCGCACCGCCGCCGAAGCGGGATGCGGGGCGTAGTCGTTCAGGCGGATTCGTCCTCGGCGATCTGCGCCGCTTCGAGGAAGGCTTGGTGGCGTGCCGTCCCTGCTGGATGCCGGCGGGCTGCCGCCCGCAGCTCGTCGGCCACCTTCCTCCGGGTCTGGGCGGCGTCCCAACCTTCTTCCGTGATGCCCAGCTCCTTAGCCAGATGGACGGTCAGCGCACCGATGATGGGAAGGAGGAGCTTCTCGTCCGGGTCGCCGATCTGCCACGTTGAGCGCCCGAGACCTTCGCGGGCTGCGGCGAGCATGGCATCGAGGATGGGGCGCACGTCGCGCTGGGAGTCGCTCATGCCAGGCGAGCCTACGACTCTTTACCGGGCAAGCGGCAACGCGCAAGGGAACGTTATGCGCTACCTCTGCCCCCGGGACATGGCGACGCCCCCGCCGCTGGGGTGCGGTCGGGGGCGTGGCGTCAGTCGTCGTTGCTGTCGTCGGGTGGCCAGTCGGGTTCGATGAAGGGGCGGGGTGACAGCCAGAACGGCGGCTCCTCCTCGGGCATGACGAGTCTCCTATCCGTATTGGCGACGGTTGGGGTCGAGGGCCAGGGGCTGTGGGCTGTCGTCGCCGGGCTCGGGTTGGGGGGCGGCGTCCTTGCGGCACACCAGCGCTTCGGGGTCATACGACGGGGTTTGCAGGCTGTACCCGTCGGGGCAGGCCGGTCCGGGCGGGCCTTGCTCGCCTCGCGCGCCCGTCTCCCCTTGGGGCCCCGGTTCGCCTTGGGGTCCGGGCGGGCCCGGCTCTCCTTGCGATCCGGGTGGCCCGCCCGGTCCTGCCGGGCCGGTCGCCCCAGCCGGGCCCGGTTCGCCGGCCGGGCCGTCGGTTCCGCTGGCGCCGTCGCTGCCCGGTGCGCCGGACGGTCCCGGTGCGCCGGACGGGCCAGGCGGCCCTGTCGGACCGGGCGCCCCCAGGTCTCCTTGCGGACCTCGTGGTCCGGCGACGCTCTCACCGGGTTCTCCTCTGCTGCCCGGGGGGCCAGCGACAGGGCTCGCCCCGAGGTCTTGCACCTGTGAGGCGAGAGCGTCGCGAGCCTGGTTCGCCGACCGCAAGTCATGGGAGAGCGCGATGACTTGGATGGCGAGCCAGCCCAGTAGGAGCAGGACGACCGCGCCGGTCAGGCCGATGAGCCACTCGGCGCGCGGGAGACGTAGGCCGCGGCGTTTCTGGCGGGTGCCGGTCATTTCGCGACCACCGCCCAGATCGCGACGGCGGCGGCGAGCAACCCCATCAGGACGGGCACGATCGCCTGGTAGAGGCGGGCTTGTCGGTCCTTTTCGCGGCGGTCGCGTTCGTCGAGCTGGTACTGCTCGAATGCGGCTTCAACGGCTTCGCGGGTGCTGATCTCTTTCTGTAGGTCTTGTGACAGGGCGGTGATGCGCTGGTCGGTGTGAGCCGACTGGAGGGCGTACACCTCGGCCGACACCAGCCTGTCGAGGCGGCTGTTGATGGACGCCATGCCGTCGCGGAACTCGTGGCGCATGGCGTCCACCGTGCGCCCGAGTTCGCCGACGCTCAGCTCGTCGGGCACGGGCTGCTCCGTTCAGAGGGTCAGACGCTGCGTGACGGTCTGGCGGTGGCGGGCGTGGTGGTCGGGGAGACCTGGCCGCGGGTGAGGAGGCTGAGGACGGCGAGGACGACTGCGTTGAGGGCGCCGATCTTCTCCGGTCCGAGTTCCAGGCCGTAGGCGGCGAGGAGTGCGGCGACGGCGGCGACGAGTCCGGTGAACGCCGACGGGGCGATGGGCCGGGTGACAGCGGCGGTGGCGGCGGCGAACACGGCGGAGATGACGGCGACGATCGCGCCGGCCTGTTCGGCGGAGAGGCCGAACTGGAAGGTGACGAGCAGGCTCAGGCCGGCGCTGATCGCGGAGATGACGAGCGCCGGCTCTCTCCCGAAGATCTTCATGGTGGCTACTTCCAGTAGAGGCCGCGCACGGTGGCGCTGCTGACGGTGATGGGGGCGGTGTCGTCGGGCGTCGCCGGGTAGTACACGACTTCGAGCCGCACCTTCTCGGCGCGGACGATGGAGCCCTTGTTGTGGAAGTCGGCGAACGTGTTGCCGTCCGTTGCGGGGCGCTCGAGGAGTGGGCCTGTCCAGCGGGTGTTGTCTGCCCGCAGGTGGTAGAACCGGCCCTGGAGTGTCGACCCGGGCGGGAGGACGGCGGTGATCTGCGCCATGGCGTCGTAGGCGACGGCGCCCGTGAGCAGGTCGGTCGTCTCGATGGGGATCGTCGTCCACTTCCCCGGGGTGAGCTGCCGGGGCGTGGTGTCGTGCCGGCCGATGGGGTGTGGCATGTCGTCCTCCTGCTCGGGTGTGTCAGGGTTCCAGCCGGCGGGGTGTTGGAGGCGTTCGTGGACCCGCTCCCGCATCGACGCCATGGTGAAGCCGCGTGGGTCGACCTTTCCGGGCTGCCATTCGAGGTGGCCGATGACGCTGCGTTCGTTCCAGCCGTGGTGGCGGCACACCGCGGCGGCAGCACGCTCGATCGCTTCCAGTTGGGCGGCGGGCCATGGATCTTCGCCGTCGCCGAGGTTTTCGCATTCGAAGCCGTAGAAGTGCCGGTTGCCGTCGGTGTTCGCCTCGTTGTCCGGGGGCAGGGCCTGCTCCCCGACGACGGCGCGCAGGACGTCGTCGTCGCCGAGCCCGGCGTGGTTGGCGCGGCCGTAGCCGACCAGGTGCACGCGGCCGTCCTTGGTGATGACGCCGTGGCAGAGCGGGCCGGGCAGGTCGCTGTGTCCGGTGCGGCAGATCTCCACCGTGCGGGCCGTGCCCCGGGTGACGGTGTGGTGGATCATCACGCCGTTCACCGGACCGAAAGGGCCCTTGTGGTTGCGGTTGTGGTTGCGCCAGTCGCCGACCTCGACGACCGTGAGGCCCTCAGCGCGCAGCGCCTGCAGGAAGCTGCCGGCACCCATCGGGTCGGCCATCAGGCCACCACCGGCGGTTCGTTGTCGTCCGGCTGTGTCCAGTACCCGGACAGTCGTCGGGCCGTGGCGTCGGGGATTCCGGCTGCGATCAGATCGTCGTAAGCGTTGTGCGCCTGCTGCTCGTTCTCGAGTCGCGTCTGCTCGCGGACCGTCTCTCGTGCGGCTTCGGCCGCGTCCATCTCGGCCTGATACGTCTCGGCGGTCACCACTTCCGCGCCTTCAGGCAGCTGCGGTTCGACGCCGTCGCTGGTCTCGGCCATGACGAGGCTGCCGGTCGCGGTTCGGTAGTAGATCGTGGGCACGATGCTCCTTAGAGGATGATCCCGAAGGCGCGGATGAACGACTGGACCTTGTTGTATTCGGCGCCGCCGAACCCGGCCCCCGCCTGCACGAGCAGGTTCTGCGTCGCCGACGCGCCGGGCGCCACGGTGAAGTTGAAGACCTTCGTGAGCTGGGTGTGGATGTCGCGCAGGGTGCCGCTTCCGGTGTTTGCGACGCGCTGCATCTCGTCGCCGGTGATGCCCCACGTTGCGCCGCTGTTGGGTGGCAGGTCTATGTCGACGTCGATCTCTTCCTCGCAGATCACGAACATGGGCCTGCACGGGTCCGGGTTTGTGATCGTCAGGGCGTGGTGTGCGATCTCGGTGGGGTATGCGGCCGGGACCAGGGTCGGGTCGTTGTTGTCGGTCGTCGACTGCTGCTGGAAGAACGTTCGGCCGCGCGGCAGTGTCCGCAGGCGGCCGGTGCTGTCGCAGTAGAGGTCGCCGCCTTCGGTGTCGAGGTTGCAGGTGAACGGCCATGTGCCGGTCGGGACGACGAGTGGTGTTCCGGTGCTGCCGTTGCCGTTGAGGCCGCAGCCGGAGACGACGGTTGCGCCGCCGCCTGCAGGCACCATCAGCCCGTCCGGTCCACACACGGCCGCGTTGGCAGGATCAGGGTCGAGGCGTAGCCCGGCAGCCAGCGGTGACGCGGTCGTCCCAGACCCTGCGAGCGTCACGCACGAGTCATCGTTCGCGACTTCGAGCGGAGGCGGCGGATCGGCGCTGACGACGACGGGGACGCCCGGCGAGCCGTTGCCTTCAAGAGTGATGCCGGGGCCAGCAACGAAGGAGCAATTGCAGCGGTCTGTGCCGCATCCGCATCGAGCCAAGGTGATCAACCCTCGAAACTGGGTTCTTGGCTCGGCCCACAACCAGCAGCTAGCACACAGGATACCCACCGGTCGTCGGCTGCCAGGCGCCTCGCGGTCAGCCGTAGAGTTCCAGCATGACGAGCCCGGTGCCGCCAGCGGCGCCATCGTTGCGGTTACCGCCGATGGACGCCGCGCCGCCTGCTCCGGCTCCGTAGCCGCGCGGCAGTGTGCCGACGCCGTCATTTGAGCGGGCGAAGCCGCCGTAGCCGAAGCGGGAGTCGCCACCACCGCCGGACACGCCAAGGCCCCCCGACAGTCGGAACGCCGTACCTCCGGCGCTGCCACCGTATGCGAGCTGCCCTGTCCCCGCTCCCGGGCCCGGCACGCCGACCTGCGTGTTGAGCGTGGTCCCCGACGTCATGTTCGCCGGGGAGCCATCGCCGCCGTTCGCGAGAACAATGCCGGCGAAGCTGCTGCTACCTCCGGCGCCTCCGGCGTTGTTGCCCTCCCCGCCCGCGCCGCCGGCACCGACAGCGATCGTCTCGACGTCACCGAGCAGGTCCGCCTCAAGGAGCGACATGGAGTAGCCGCCGCCCGCGCCGCCGGGCCGCGTGATCGCCTCGTCGTTCGCTGCGTCCGCGCCGGCCGATCCCCCGCCGCCGCCCTGCACCTGTACGCGGATCCTGGCGAGCCACGGGTAATCCTCTTTGCGGAACTGGTAGGTGCCGGGCTCCTTGAAGACGAGGATCTCACGGAGTCCCATCGTGCCCGGATTGAGGCACAGTTCACCGGCGTCATTCACGTTGAAGTACTCGCCACAGGCGCAGACACTCGCCACAGCACACCCCGTCCTCGGGAAGTCTGCCCGGCCCACAACCAGCGGCTAAGGGGAAGGGTAGCGCCCGTGTTGCTGCTCGCTAGGGGGCTGTGGGCGGCTCCGTCGGTGCCGGCTCGTTGACGGGTGGCGTCTGGGGCAGTGGCACGGCCGTGCAGTGGACGGTGATTCCGGGTCCGGCAGGGATGGTGGGGAGCAGTCCGAGACCGAGAAGGGGGCGGGTGCGCCAGACCTGCAGGACGGCGGCCTCGGTTGTGACGTCGAGCAGTGTGACGGTGAGGCTGGTGTTGTCGTCGGGTTCGGTGTCGACTGGCAGTGCGGAGATCACGGGGGGTGAGGTGAGTGGTGCGGGGAACGTCCACAGGGCGCGGCCTGCGTTGTCGGTGACGGTGAGGCCTGCGAGTGGTGGCGTGCCGGGTGGTCCGGCCGGCCCGGGCTCGCCCTGGGGTCCGGGGGGTCCGGGCTCGCCGGGTCGTCCTGTGTCGCCCTGGGGGCCGCGCTCGCCGGGTGGTCCGGGTGTTGCTGCTCGCGTCCGTGCCGATACTTGAGCTGCTCGTGCCTGTTGCCGTACTTCCCGTAGTACGCCCGCCATGGGGCTGTCCGGGTTGCGGCGGGCGGCTGATCCTCGCACTGCCATGTCATCCCCCTGCCGGGGCGAGGTGCACGGCGACGGTCTCGCCCGTGCTGTCTTCGGTGACCTTCAGACCGTTGATCTTCATCGACTGGTTGATGGTGCGGCATGTCCGTGTGGTGGTGACGTCGACGCACCAGCCGGGCACGAGCGATTCGAGGTTGATCGCGGCGTCGGGTGACAGCGTCGCCTCTTGCGAGGAGATGAACACCGGCGCCGGAAGTGCGCCGCGGCGTCGTGAGCGTGCCGCGGCGTCCGCCGACGCCTGATCAAGGATCGAAGTCTCTTCGACGTACTGCTCGAGTAGCCCGTAGTACGGGTCTTTGCCGCCCGCGATGCCGAGGGCGCCGTCGCGGCCTTCGACGATCCAGCGGGTTCCGAGGGCGGTGCCGTCCTCGGACACGGTGAGCCCGTCGGGGAAGTCGGCGTCGGTGAGCCGTCCGACGCGCGCCTGGTGGTCCTCCGGCATGAGTAGGATGCGGCGGCCGACGGTGGTGAAGTCGATGCCTGTTTCGGCGAGTTTCCGCAGGTGATCGCCGGTTTGGCCGATGCTCTGTTCGTACTCGCGGTCGCCGAGGATGCGGGCCCGGCCGATGATTTGGACTTCGTGTCCGGGGTCGTCCGGTGCGAAGCCGTCGCGGATGAGCCAGGCCGCGATCTCTGTCAGGTCCCGTTGCGTGAAGTGGATCGATTCGTGTGGGACGCGGCGGTCGAGCCAGCCGAGCACGTCGACGGCTTGGATTTCGACGCCGTCCGCTGTCCAGTCCGGCAGGATGATGGGCCCTTCCCACACGAAGTGGCCGTTGCGGTAGATCATCAGGTTGTGTCGCCAGGTGCGGACGTTGGCGAGCGCGGCGCAGCAGCCGCGGTCGGGTTGGATTGTCACGCGGGCTGAGCTGAGGTCGTCCAGGACTCGTGTCCATTCGACTTTGGTCAGCACGTCCGCCGTGGTGATCGTCGCGCCGTCCCGGTCGACGATCCGCGCCGTGTGTGAGCCGCAGCCGAGTGTCGTCATGCCGGGCCGTCCCTTTCCCTGTGCGTGCCCGGCCCACAACCAGCGGCGTGGCAAGTCTAGAGTCCTGGCCCGTACTCGAGTCCTGTGAGCGCGAGCCGGATCGTCGCATCGTCGGCCGGAGTGAAGATCGCGTCGGCGTGGATTGCGACGCAGTACGAGGCGCAGTCGAGCAGCGGGAACGTGAGGGGTGCGCCGTTGCGGCCGTAGGCGTCCGGTGATCCCTCGCAGACGCCGCCGCACTCGACGATCGCCCGGCCGATCTGCCCGTCGAGGCGGAGTGTGCCACCGGCTGGCACATAGGCGATCTCGTAGACGCTGTGCGGGTTGCAGCGCTCGGCGTCGACTACGTCTTCGCACGTCATGCCTTCGTGGTTGTCCGTGCGCTCGTAGATCTCGACGGTGATCCGGCGCAGGGCCTGACTGCCGGCATAGATTTCGATCATCGGTGCGGCGCCGAACCACCGCGGCCACGCCTCCAGGTCGAGTTCGAGGTACGTCGAGTTCACGGCGATCGCCCGGCAAAAGCACGTGTCCGGTTCCGGAGGGGCCGGTGGTGTCGGTGTCTGACACCTCGGATCCGCGCACCGTTCCTGCGGGTCCGGGCATGCGGCGAGCCGGCACGTCTGGTCGCAGGGGGCGTCGCGGTCCAGGACGGACCAGGACACCGCGCAGTCGGCATCGTCCACGACCGGCGCCGTCACCGAGTCGGCCGTGCACGCCGCGTCCGGCTCCAGACAGACAGGGCTGCTCGGTGCGGTCGGGCTGCGGTGTACACACCAGGTGATGCACTCGGCGCCGTCATCGGTGGGCAAGGCCAGGTCCAGGGTCGGTATGGGGTCGGACCACTGCCACGGGGATGCTGCGGTGAGAACGAATTCGACGGTGATGATGTCGGCGCCGGAGCTGCATTGGCCGCTGGTGCAGCCGTCGCCGGAGCGGCTCGTCACCCGCGGCCCGTCGATCAGTGCGACGCGGCGCAGTGTCCGCCGGTGCCGCGCCGCGAACTCGTCTGGGGTGAGGCCCTCGCCGGGACAGCAGTTGTAGATCGTCATGCAGTCGTCGCTGCAGGGGCCGCCGCAGCCTGCGAGTGCCTGTCGTAGCCAGCGCAGCCCGTACTCGGCGCCGCAGCACGAGGCGCCGAGCAGGAGGCCCGTCACGGTGACGGTGAGGGGTTGGGGGACGGCAGGGCCGATGACGGCGCCTCCGGCAGCGGACTGCGTCACCGTCCGGGAGACGGGGTTGTCGTCGAGCCCTTCGACGGTGAGGACCAGCAGTCCGGCGAACTCGCCGGACTCCGGCACGTCCGGGTCATACCAGGGGGCGTTGTCCTCAGCCGGTGTGGTGTAGGGCTCGTCGCCGACGAGTTGCGCGGTGAACGTTTCGCACGCGCAGACGCCGATGCTGTCGAGCGGTGACCCGACCGTCTGGAGATACGTCTCGAGCCGGGCCGAGTTGGCGATCTCGACATCGCCGAGCGCGAGGTAGCCGTCGAGCATGGGCGAGCCCTTCAGGATGAGTGGCCCGGCCCACAACCAGTCGGCAGCTGTTTGGCAAGTCTAGGCAGCCGGAAGTCCCAGCCTGTCGGCGTCTACATTCCGTAGGCCAGCGCCATGCGGTGCATGACACGGCGGGCCGTCGCGTCGGGGTCGCCGACCGCCGCCATGTTGAAGACGGGGGCGATCGTCACTGTCTGCGCGCCACTGCCGCTCCCAGAGGGTTCGGCGCCGATGATGCCCATCAGCCCGGACTGGGCGACGAGCTGCCGCGCCCGCTTGGGTTTCGTCAACGGGATGATCACCTCGGGTCCGGCCTCGCCGACGAGTGCGTGCGTGGGCCCCCACACCATGCCGCCCTCCGCGAACGGCAAGTACTTTTTCACGGCGTCGGGCAGCCCGCTCTTGATCGAGGACATGATCCGCCCGCCGATGTCCCCCAGAGCACCGATGATCTTCCCCGGGAGTCCCGTGAAGAGGCCGACAATCCCGGAGATCAGACTGGACACGGCGCTCTGCACCCCTCCGACCGCGCTTGTGAAAGCACTGGAGATCTTCGATCCGACCGACGACAGCGCCGATCCGATCTTGCCGGGCAGTCCCGAGAAGAACGACACGACGGACGAGCCGAAGCTGCGCGCCGCGCCGAGCGCCTGCGTACCGGCCGACGTGACAACCGAGGTGATCTTTCCGGGCAGCGCCGAAATCGCGGACGCAGCCCGCCCGGGGAGCTGCTGGAAGAACGACGCCGCCGACGACAGGAACCCCGAGATTGCGGAGGTCGCCGTCGAGAACGCCGAACTGAGGACGCCGAGCAGCGCCGCGCCCAGCGACTGCAGGGCCGACACGATCCGGCCGGGCAGCTCGGTGAAGATGAACACCACGGCCGCGATCGCCGTCAGCAACGCGATCGCGAGTCCGGCGATGGCTTGGACGAACAGATCGACGAGCAGGCCGGGCAGTGCCTGGAGGACGGCGAGGATCTGCCCTGGCAAGCCCGTGAAGAACGTGATCACCGTCGTGAACGCCGTCGTGATCCACGTGCCGATCGTCGTCACGAGCGTGGAGAAGAACACCGAGATCGTCGACCCCAGGCTCGACAGCGCCCCGACGATCATCGTCGGCAGGTTCGTGATGAACGTGACCGCGCCGGTCAGGAAGCCGAGCAGCCCGGACAGGACCCCCACCACGGCGGAGATCACCGGCACGACGGCCTGGATGATCAGCCACGACTCGAAGGCGATCGCCGCCTGGAGCAGCGGCGCGACGATCGAGAGGATCTGCCCGACGAGCGGCGCCAGGCTCGCCACGAACTCGGCGATCGGCGGGACCAGCGGCAGGATCGCGTCGACCAGCGCCAGGAACACCTGGATCAGCGACGGCAGGATCGGCAGCAGCGCGCCGATGATCTGGTTGATCAGCGGCAGGAACGCGTTGACGACCTGGATCGCCGCGTCCGCGAGCGCCGTCAGCAGCGGCGCCAGCCCGGTGATCACGGACGCGAGCGCCCCACCGAGCGCGGCAGCGAGCGGCAGCAGAGCTTGAGCCACCCGCGCGAAGGCGTCCGCGAGGGGCGGCAGGACCGGCATCAGCGCGCCGACCAGGGCGGCGATGATCGGCTGGAACAGTGTGACCAGGTTTTGCAGGACCGGCGCGAGGACCGTCGCCAGCGACGCAACGAGCTGGCCGACGAGCGGCAGGATCGGCGCCAGCGCGGTGATCACTCCGCCGATCGCCTCACCGACCGGGCCCAAGCTGGGGCCGATGACGGCGAAAGCGTCGGCGAGGCCCTGCGCGACCGCGGACAGGCTCGGGGCGATCGCGGCCAGCGCCGGGCCCAGGGCGTTGACGACGCCGACGATCGCCGGGCCGATCGTCGTGAAGATCGGCATGAGGGCCGGGGCGATCGCGCCGACCTGCTGCACAAGCGCGGACAGGATCGGCCCGAGCTGCTGCGCGATCGTCCCGACCGTGCGGAAGATGTTGCCGATCGCGTCCTGGCCGGCGGCGGAGTTGACGAACTCGGCGAACTGGCCGGTGATCCGCTGCAGGTTCGCGAGGAGCCCGCCGCCGGACGCGTTCGCGGCCTGGAAGACGCCGGAGAGGATCTGCCCGACGTTCGACGCGATCGCGCCGAGTTGCCGGAACACATCGAGCGCCCCGCGGACCTCCTCGACGGCCTGCCCGGACGCGGCGAGCGTCGACAGCCAGGTTCCGAACTCGGCGCCGATCTGGGCGATGCTCGCGCCGACCTGCGGGCCGAACGCCTCCAGGACGGCGGCGGCGATGTCGAGGAGACCGGCGGCGACCGGCACGATCGCCGCCTGCAACCCGGAGGCGGCCTGCGTCGTACCCTGAATGATCGTCCGCAGCGGCACGAGTGCCTGCTGTGACGCGGCGAACTTGAGGCCCTCGCTGGCTGCCTTGCCGAACTCGGCGGACAGCGCCGCCAGTTCCGTGCGCAGCGGTAGCAGGTTTCGCAGCGCCCCTTCGACCTGCCCGGCGAATTGGGCAAAGAACGACTGCTGGATCGCCTGCTGAACGGCCTGGAGTTCGGGCGCCAGCTCCCGCACCGCGCGGACTGCGGTCTGCGCGGCCGGGGCGAGCTTGTCGAGCGCCTCCTGGAACTCCTCGGCGCTGCCCGTCAACGCCGCCGACAGAGCGTCGGATACGCCGAGGACGGCGAGCCGCAGCGTGTTGATGGCGACCTGCGCTCCGGCGACGGCAGCGGGCAGCGCGGCGACGATGCCGGCGGCGGGGGCCAGCGCAGCGACGAGCCCGCCGACCGCGGAGGCGGCGCTCGCCGCGGCGATCCCCACGGCGCCCAGTACGAGAAGCTGCTGCAGCGCCCCGGCGACACGGCCGGCGATGCCGCCGAGGCCGCCCAGCGCACGCGTCAGCCGGTCCGAGTCGACATCGACGTCCGCCCGGACCGTGACATCCGGCGGCCGGTAGCCGCGGATGCGCCGGTCGAGGTCGTCGAGGTCCGGGACAACACGGATCGAAACCTCTTCGCCGGCGAGCGCCGCGCGGATCCGGTCGACGAAGCCGGTCAGGTCCGGGGCGACCGGCAGGTTGATCGAGCCGAGGCCGCGGAGCCCGTCGAGGACTTGGGCGTCGAACCGGGACAGGTCCGGGTCGACACGGACGGACACGGCGGCGGCGTCGAGGCCGCGTTGAATGTTCCGGCGGATCTGAGTGCCTGCGTCACGCGTCGCACGGTCCAGGGCGCGTTTGATGCGGAGGCCGACGTCACGGGCGTCAGCGACCGCATCACTGTCGTCGAGCGTGATCGTGATGCGCGCGGAGCCGTAGTCCTCGCTGTCACCGGCTGGGGTGGTCACCGGGCACCCTCACGAAGTCGTGAATGGTGCCCGGCCCAGAACCAGTCGGCGGCGGCAGCTACTGCGCTGTCGCGATCTCCAGATTATCTGCTACGTGCGCTTCCGAGGCGTGCGTCCTCGTTGGCGACCTGGGACATGAGTGCCTGCGCGGCGGCAAGGTCAAGGCGCGGCTTGGCCTGCCGTGCCCGGCCCTCACTCGATCTGCTGCCGCGTGCGTGGGGTGGCGGCGCGTACAGTTTCGCCCTGTTGCGCTGCCGTGCGGTGTCGTCCTCGGCTGCCGCGTCCATGGCGGCTTCGGCCGCGTTCAGCAGACGTTTCAGCGTCCACGTGTGCGGGTCGACGCCTTGGAGGGCGAGACTCCCGTCGAACGCCTCCCAGCTTGCGGCGAGGCTGTCGCAGATCCGGAAGACGGCATAGTAGGGCGGTTCCCGCCCCCGAACAGTTCGACGACCCATTCGAGGAGTTCGACGATCACGCGGCTCGGCAGTCGCAGCGCGTCGACGACGCGTGCGCCTTCGTGCTGGTCGGCGAAGGCGCCCGCCTCGTCGAAGTCCTGGAAGGAGTCGAGGATCTTGCCGCCTTGGACGACGTCGAGGCGGGTGAAGAACTCGGCGGACTCGGCGAGCATCTGCCGGGCGAGGAACACGCGCACGGCGCGCATCGTCCGCCGCAGATCGTCCGTGTCGGCAGCGGTCAGGTTCTCCAGGTCGACGCCCTTCGCCTGCTGCGACTGACGCAGTTCGGCGTAGGCGTCCATGAAGTCGTCGCCGAACACCTCAGGCTCGAACAGGAGCTGGTGTTCGCCGATGGCGGCGACGTGGGGTTCTGTGTTGAGGGCGAACGTCTTCTGCACAGGTCTGGTCCCTGTCTCCCGTTCCTCGCCCGGCCCACAACCAGCGGCTTGTACGTAGGGTATCTGGCTGGGCCGCTGACCCGGGTTCAGCGCCCGAGTCGCAGGGCGCGCTGCAGGAATGGGTTGGGCCGGGTGCCGGGGTGGCGGACGAGTCGGGTGAAGACGACGTCGCCGCCGACCTGGAAACGGAGGGCCTTCGCCCGGCGGGGACGGATGAGGTGGGGCCTCGTCCCGTCGATGACGAATCGGACGGCCGGGTGGTCGCAGGTGATGACACCCTGCAGCCCGCGTGGCCCTTCGGTCACCTGCCAGTCGATGTACTGGCCCATGCTCCCAGGCGCCTCATCCTGCGCGATCCTCGCGACGCGCTCAGTGCGCTGGCTCATCCGCCGGTGGGCGGCGCCTCCACGAGCGCGTAGCAGGCGTGCGATACGGCCCGGGTCCACGGTCACCTCGACGCTCACGGTGTCACTCCCTCTTCTGGGCACTTGCAGCCGGGCAGGGCGACGGTGACGCGCTGCTCCACGCCGACGCAGCCGCCTTCCGGGCCGAGGATGCGGGAGGGGCCGAGGACGAACTTCCGTCCCCGTCGGCTGGTGCTCGTCGCTGGGAGGCAGCACAGCAGCGCATTCGCGATGACCGCCGTGTCGATGTGGACGGTGCGGGCGGCTGCCGCCTGTTCGTCGCATGATGGCGGGCAGCCTCGGTCGTCCGGCAGTGGCGCGCACCGCAGCAGCGTGACCACGTATTCGACGGCGGTGACGGGTGGTGGGGTGCAGCCGCGCACGCCCTGCACCTCCGCGTCCTGCGCCGGGAAGGTGGACGAGGGGTACATGCGGGCGACGGACACCGACAGCTGGCCGCCGGTCTCCCCCGTACACGGGTCAGCGCACGAGTCCCAGGCAGGCAGGCCGGGTACGACGCACGCCCGGCAGGGGCAGCCAGGGTAGTCGTCGACCTCGGCGGCGGTTTCGTCGAGTGCAGCGCACACGCAGCCGAGGATGGCCTGGGCAAGGTCGTGTACGGCGAGGGCCTGCAACGCCATGAGGGCTCCTTACGGCCAGATCTGCGAGCGGGGCCGCCGGTAGTCGGGGCTGAAGACGCGGCTGGGCGAGGTGAGCCGGTGGGGGTTCGCTGACATGAGCCATAGATCTACGCCGGGCAGGCCGGTGCGCATCTCGGTGTAGAGCAGCGTCGGGTCTGTGAACTCCTGGTCGACGCCTTGGCGGGAGAGGCGGGTGACGTTCGCGGGCATTTTGCAGCCGCAGGCGCCGCCGCCGTTGCACCCTTTGAGGAGGTGGCAGACGAGTTCGCTGTAGGCGGCGATCGCGGCGTCGTCCAACGGGAGCCCGATGCGGTAGTGCACGCCGAATGTGCCCGGCTCGCCCAAGGGAGCGTCGAGTTGCTGGCAGTCGGGCCAGCAGCCGCCGTCGGTACGCACCAGCAGCCCCGGTGAGTCGACGCGGTACGCGGTCTCGGGCAGGGTGACGCCGTCGACTTCGACGCCGAGGATGTCGTACACAGGGCCTTCGAGACGGACCTCGCACAGCTCGGTGCAGGAGCAGTCCGAGGCGCAGCCGCACACGGATGCGTTACGCCACTGCCCGTCGGAGCCGATATAGGGAATCCACGGTGACCCGTTCGACCAGGACGAGGCGAGCGGCAGGCCGTCGAGGCATCGGCGGCGGCAGGGCCGCACCGTGTACGGGCAGGAGGGGCCCCAGCGCCGGCCGGACAGGTTGAACAGGATCGTGGTGGCGACCCGCTTCCAGCGTTCCAGGACCGCGTCGTCGGCACCCTCGGCCGCGGGGCAACACGAAATATCGAGTGGCCAGGGCTCACAGAGGGGCCGTTGTAGGGCCACGACGTCTCCTAACGGCGGGCGGGGCGGGGGTGTGCGGTGGCCGGACGGGGAACGGGTCCGTGCGGCCACCGCACGATCAGGGGCGCTGACAGCCGGGGCTGTTACGGCACCGGGACGGGCACCGCCGCGTAGTCACACGACGGGACCGGCGGCGGTGTGGTCGTGACGAATGTGCGGCGGTGGCAGGAGCTGTCGAGCGGAGTGAGCATCGGGCCCGGGGTGCCGGCGGCGTCGGTCGGCTGGACGTTGTAGGGGCCGACGCCCCAGGCACCTCCGGCGCGCGTCGAGCCGGTGATCTGAAGTGTCACCGCCTCCGATCCGATCTCCAGGTCGCCGAGGAGACCGTTCGTCACCCACGGCAGCAGGAAGTAGATCCACTGTCCTTCGGCGCCTTCGACGCACTCTTCGCCGAGGACTTCCGCCCACAGTTCCAGGGCGAAGCCGGTGTCGCAGCGGACGCTGCAGGTGTCGAAGCCGATGGGGTTGCCGTCGTAGCCGAGGACGACGGGGTTGCCGGTGAGGATTTCGATCAGCTCCGGGGACACGCTGTAGACGTTCATCTCCAGGTCGAAGCCTCGGAAGGTGGGGCATCCGCGCTTGAAGCCGCAGACCCTCCCATTCGCCGCCTTGTACTCGATGTCTTCGCCTTCGTCGCTGTTGTTGTTCATGGCGAGGCTGGCGAAGCAGTCGAAGACGAAGCCGTTGTCGACGCCGGGGATGGGGTTGCCGCACTGGTCGAGCCGGGTGACGCGCATGACGTCGGCGTTGGCTATCAGTGGACAGGACATTGGCCGTAGCTCCTTTGCGTACAGGAGCCAGGCCCAAAACCATCGGCGTAATCAGTCTAGCTAGCGGGTGCCGCAACTGGCATGCCGCGTCCGGAGAGGGGCTGGGCGGCGTCTTCACCTTGGGCGTCGCTTGTCGGCACCGTGGCCTCCTTGACGCTCAGTCGGAGATCTTGTGGAGGGACAGTTCGTACTGGTACGGCTGGCTGACGCCGATGTTGTTCGGGATGCCGTTGTAGACCTGGTCGCCGGTGACGACGTCGCCGACGTTCAGGAGGATCCGCTTCGTGATCGTGTTCGACGTGGCCGTGGGGCCCATCACGAGTGTGGTGGTGCCGTTGATGTCCTGAGCGTCGTAACCCCACACCATCAGCTCCTGGACCTTGACCGGGGTCCCGTTGACGAGCATCCGGTGATCTGCGTCGATGCTGGCGCTGTGCGTGCCCGCGGCGGCTCCCGTGGTTTGTACGCCGATGCTGCCGGTCTGCTGGATCTCGTACACGCCGGCTTCCGTTGCGGTGAACGTCTGGACTCCGTCGGCCCACTGGGGTGAGAGGCGGGCGCCCACGTTGAAGGTGTCCGCCGGTCCTTCCGTCACGTCGATGTCGACGCTGCGGCCGGTGCCTACCGGCGCCGGGCCGCTCCCGGCCACTGGCGCCACCACAGTCGTGTCGGGCTCAGCGATCGAGTGGACCACGTATGGGTCGCTGGCCGTGCCGGTACCTGTCACGGTCGCTGTAGTGCCGTCGCCCTGAACGATGGTCGCCGTGCCGCCGCCGGAGCTGGTCGCGTATAGGCGGCCGTCGCTGCCGACGGTCAGCGCGTTACCCGCGTCCGCGGACGGGGCGACGAGGAGGCCTGTGCCGGCCGCTTCCAGGCCGTTCGGTTCCGGCGCCACGATGACGTCCGCCGTGATCGGGCTGCCGCTCGTGCCGTCACCCGACAGGTTCACGGTTGGCGTGTCGTTGGCGACGATCGGTGCCACGCCCGCGGGGACACTGAGGACCGCAGCGGTGATCGGGTTGGCGGGCGTACCGTCGCCGGACAGGTCGACCGTCGGCGTGTCCTGCGTCGCTACCGCCGTCAGACCGCTCCCGCCGCCGCCCGTACCCGGAATCCATGCGGTCCCGTTCCAGACGAGCGTGTTACCCGCTGCCGGCGGGGTCGTGCCAGTGTCGACGTCCCCCAGCGCGTTGATCGAGCAGCCGCCGAGCTGTGTACATGCGAACGTGCCGCCGCTGGCCGTACCCGAGCCACCGCAGCAACCCCAAGCTTTGGCCCCCATGGGGCTACCTCCTTTGTCGTGGTCTTGGGTAGCGGCGCGGCCGACGAGCCGCGCCGCTACCCACAGCCCGTTACGCGCTGGCGCAGCTGCGCACGGTGCCGAGGGGCGTGTAGTCGTTGCCTTGCAGGTCGGTGTCCCTGGTCACGACCGTCCCGTCCAGGTCCTGCACCCAGCGGATGAACGTGCCCGCGTCATCGCAGAGGGTGATGGGCTGTTCCTGCTTGCACGGGATGATCCGGGTCCCGTCGGGCAACGTGTCGTGCCGGTTCTCGAACTGGTCCAGGTAGTAGACGTCCCCGGAGCAGCAGACCATCTTCGTCCAGCTGGCCTGCCCTGGGACGGCGTAGGTGAGGATGAAGTGCGCGATCACGCCCGCACCGTTGCTGGCGTCCGGCTGCGAGGCGTTCTCATTTACCTCGAAGTACAGGAAGTTCTCACCAGCGACGGCGCCCGTGAGGGGGACTGGGGCCTGCTTGTACGGTGTCGCCGTCGAGTAGAAGCCGCCGCCGTTCACCCAATCACCGTCGTTGATGCGGTAACGCACCGGCACTTGGTCGGCGTTCAACGTGGTGATTTCCATCTTGACCGTGCTCAGGTCGGCGGCGGCCGGGATCGTGAACGACGACCGGGCCCACCAGTTCGATGGGTTCGCGATCTGCGGGCCCTCGCCCGGCAGGCCCGTGCTGACGACCATGGCACCCGCGTGGGGGGCTATCCATCCGGCCGTGGGCGAGTTGGGTTGGCCGTTGTTGCGGGTCGCAGAGTCCGCGGTCTGCCAGGCAGTGCCGGGGTACTTCTTGTTGTACATCGGGTACCAGGTGGTGACCGCAGACGGGTCGCTGCCTCCGCCCGAGGGTGCCCACGTGAAGGTGTCCGCCTCCGTCCCGTCGTCCCGCTTTTCCGGGTTGGACACGAACTGGACTTCGCCGGTCGCGCGCGGCGTGACGCAGATCTGTACCGGTTCGCAGCACGGCTCGGGTTGGCACAGTACGGCCGCGCCGCGTGGGGTGTAGCTGGTGGCCCCGTCCATCAGGGTGTCGATGACGGCCGTGACCGACCCGTCACACCCGTGGCAGATGCGCCGCATGAATTGGCCCGGGGGCGTCATCTCGATGGCACCCAGCCACAGAGTGCGCTGTACCCCGCAGACGTCGTGCGTGGCCGTACCAAGCCAGTCCACGATGACCGATGTGGTGAGGCTGGTGGTGCGCAGCCGTGCGGCCCGCAGCCGGGTCGGGTTGGCCATGTCCGCGCAGATGTTCGCCTGGTCCTGCTGCGCCGTGACACACAACAGGCCGGTCACTGGGTCGAACGTGTATCCGCTGGGCAGCTCGACCGGTTCCACCGTGGTCGGAAGCTGGACGCAGTTGCCGGTGGCGCCCGGCGTGTCGTCGTAGGCCAGGTGGATGCTGAACTCGATCGTCACCGGGACGGACGCGCCGATGGTGTACGCAGTACCCACCGTGTTCGGCGCAGGCTCGCCGTTGCCCCACCACGCGCCGTCAGCGTTGGCGATCTTGCTCTGCACCGCCCCCGCCGGACCTGCCGCGTCCCCGCGCACGGTGTAGACCACGCCGTTGCTGAGTGTCTGTGTGGACGCGTTCAGGATACGGATGGTGGCCGGATCGTCCCCACCGTCGTCGCACAGGACGATCGTTTCGCAGTCGCTGCACGACGACGTGTCGGGGCACAGGCCGACCACGCCCGACGGGGTGTAGACGGCCGAGCCGTCGAGGGTGGTGTCCCGGACGGACGTCACCTCACCGTCACAGTCCCGGCAGATGGTCCGCAGGAAAGGCACCGACGGCACCGTGCTGATCGAACCGGTCCACGATGTGCGGAACGAGCCCTGGAAGGCGTAACGGCCGCCGAGCCACGTTGTGGTGAACTCGGACACCGGCCCCAGAGTCCGGAAGCGCGGCGAGTGGGCCAGATCGGGGCTCGCCATGAGAGCCGTCTGTTGTGCCACCGTGAGGCCGTGGTCTGGGCCCACGGTGACGCGGGACGTGGCGGCGTCGAACGTCCAGCCGGGCGGCAGGAAGACCGGCGTGACGTTCGGCGGAAGCTGCATCGTGTTGGCGGTCGGACTGGACGCCTGGTAGATGAAGAACACACTGAACTCGGTGACGGTGGGACGAGCCAACGTGAACCGATACGGAAGAACCTGTGTCAGCGGGAACGACTCGGGGTTGCCCCACCAGGCACCGTCGGTGTTGCTGATTTCCGACGTGACGGGCGAGCCGAACGAGGACGTAGCGCCACTGGTCGATGTCCATCCGATGCCGTTGGACATGGTGCCGCTGCTGACGTTCGCGCCGTAGATCGTGGCCTCGTCGTCGGACTGGCCGTCGCACAGGATCTGCGACTCGCAGTCGCCGCAGTCTCTTGCCGTCGGGCAGTTGCCGACCGTGCCGAGTACCTGGTACGCCGTGACACCGTCCGGCAGGTAGTCGAGCGTGGTGTCCGGCAGTCCGTCGCAGCCGTAGGTGATGGCGCGCACGAACGGAACGACTGTGATCAGCGTGGACGTCACCGTCTCAGGACGCACGAGAAGGTCACGCGTGGTCCCGGCATTCGTTGTCCAGTCGGAGACGCGAATGGTGACCGTGCCGGACGACGGCGCCGTGAACGCGAGCGGCGCCCGGAATCCCAGCGGCCCACTCGCAGTACTGCCGTTGGACAGGTTCTCGATACGGCTGGCGATGACGGCACTACCGTCAAGGATCTCCAGCAGGTACATGGCCTCAGGCAGCGGCGTGACGCCCCCGCCGTTACCGTTCCACCCGGCCTGATAGTTGAACTCATACGGCTGGCCCGGCACCACACTGGACACGGTTCCCGTGGCCACACCGTTGACCGGCGTCTGCCCCTCGGAGAAGACGAGCGTGCCGCTGCTGTTGTAGACGCTGCCCGTCAGCGTGAAGCCGCCGCCCGGTGTGGGGATCGGTGGCTGCTGCGGCGGGACCGTGTCGCACAGTTCGATCAGTTCCGTGTCGCCGCAGTCGGGCTCGGCCGGGCAGTCGATCGGGTTGGCCGGGATGTAGGGCTGCGTGAAGTCCCCGTCGAGCCACGTTCCGAGGAGCGTCGGCGGGGTGTCGCTCGTGGTGCTCACGGCCCACAGCTCGATGTACCGGTTGATGACCGTACTGTCGCCGTTGACGTCGTCGCAGCCACAGCGTTCGACGACCTGCCGGGCACTCGCCGTGTCGCCAGTCGGGCCGCAGGCGCCGATCTCGCCTTGCACGGCGTAGATGGTGGTGCCGTCGAGGGTGGTGTCCGTGACGGCGGCAGTGCCGGTGCAGGTGCGGCAGATCGTCCGGAGGAACGGCACGGCCTGTGTCTCGTCGGTCCCGGGCACGCCCGGCCCGAGGAGGGAGACGTCGTCAACGAGGGCGTCAATGAAGTCGCCGCCCACTTGATCGCTGAAACGGACCGTCATCTCGGTGTCAGTGGCGACGATCGGCGCGGGGCCGACCACGCCGTCGGCCGGCCACTGCGGGCCGCCGCTCGTTTCCACGGGGGCGACGGTCTCGGAGTAGAGGACCGCACCCGACCCGTCGACCACCTCCACGAGGACGCTTTGGGGAGTGGTCCCGCCCGTGCCCCAGATACCGATGCGGGCCGACAGGGTGTAGGTCAGGCCGGGGGTGACGGTCACCGTCTGCTCGGCCGACCCTGCCGGGTTGTTGTCCGCTGACAGGTCGAGGAACCCAACCGACCCGTCCGGGCTGCTGGACGGGACGTATCGCGCGCCCCCGGTCAGCGTCCACCCCGAGGTGTCCGCCGCGAAGTTGCCGTTGGTGATGCGCTCGGGGGTCTCACCCGGCGTAGAGGCCGTGGTGACGTCGCACAGGAGCAGCGTCTCGCACGTGCACGAGTCGGGCGGCGGGCAGGCCTGCAGGGTGCCTTGCGGCACGTAGACGGCTCCCGTTGCGGGGTCGACGGTGCGCGTGCCGATACGGTCGCCGCTGCTGGCGTCGTAGACCGGCTCCACGAGCACGGTGGCGGCCACGGTGCCGTCGGCGAGGACGTCGCACAGAACGACCGGTTCGACGTCAACGCGCGCACTGGCCGCCGGATTACTCAACAGGACTGGCTGGCCGCAGCCGCATCCGCTCACAGTCGTACTCCTTGCGTGTAATTGACGATGACGGTGCCGTCGGTGGCGGTGATGGTCAGGGGGCCGGTGAGGGAGGCGTCGCCGTCGTGGACGAGGCTCCACGTCGCCGTCTCGCCGTCTCGGAGGGTGCTGGTTCCGTCCGCTGTCGTGATCGCCCCGGTGCCGTCGTGCGCAATGGCGGTGACGGAGTGGATCAAAGGGGTGGAGGCGGCGTCCCAGGACTGACCCGGGGCGAGTTCCCGGCGGCGGACCTGCGCACCGAATGCCGCGGGCGCCCCCTGGTCGTCGTCGGCGTCGCAGTCCACCGGGTTCAGAGGGGTGTACGGGCCGCTGAGATCGCACAGGTAGGTGCCGAGGGTGCTGACCGTTCCCTGGCAGTCGACGCCGAGCAGCTCGATGTACCAGGTGTCGGCGATGCCGTCCCCGTCGGTGTCGTCGCAGCGGTCGGCCTGGATGATGTTCTGGGCGCCGCAGTCGCCGTCGCAGAAGCCGACGGTGCCAGCCACCGGGTACGTGCTGCCGTCTGGCGTGTAGTCGGTGTGCCCGGTGATCTGGCCGTTCTCGTCGCGGGCGTAGTCGCGGAGGAAGCGGCGCACGCTGCCGTCGGCGAGCGTGTCACACAGCACGACAAGGTCCTTCTCCGGCTGTGTGACACCGGCCGGGCAGGTCGTGATCTCGCCTTGTGGTGTGTACGTCTGGCCGGTAGCGGCGTTGATGAGGCGCACCCCGGATACGCTGCCGTCCGAGTTGTACGTGTACTCGATCAGGACGAGCCCGAATACGGTGCCGCTGGCAGGGTCGATGTCGCAGAACGTGCCGCCAGTCGACACGCTGCGCGGTTCACCGCACGCGACCGTGCCCACTGGCGGCTGCCCGGCCGAGAAGACACCGCTGACCAGGTTCACCCAGCCTTCTTGCCGAACGATGCCGTCGCAGTCGCGGGTGACGATGGCCGCGATGGGGGTGCCGTCGGCGAGGCACAGGCCGAGCGTCGCCAGCGGCGCCCGCTGATCGGCGCAGTCGGAGCCGCCGTCGCAGGAGCGGACGTCGCCGACGACGAGGTGCGGTGTCTCCCCGTCGACTTCCACGTCGACGTAGGCGGCGGTGCCGTCGGACAGGAACGTGAACTTCCGCAGGAACGGGCGGCCGGAGTCGTCGCAGAGCATCTCGGTGTGGCACTGCATCGTGCCCTGCTCGCAGTCGACCGGTGCGACCGGCGTGTACGGCGTCGACGGGTCGTCCTGGTAGATGACGACGAGTTGGCTCGTGCCGTCCTGCTTGATGCACCACAGTTCGCTGTAGGTGGTGTCGGGCTGGCCGTCGCCGTTGGTGTCGTCGCAGCGCAGGACACACGTGGTGGTGACGCACGTCGGCGGGCACTCGCATTCCCCGCCGCCGCCTCCCCCGGCGCCGCAGGTGCAGCCGCTGTAGGAGATGGCCATCAGCTATCCCCCTTGGGGTGGGCTTGGCGGCGGTGGGTGTTCCGGCCGCGTTCGGTGGGGAAGGTGCGCGGGCACAGATCGCAGGCGTAGACGCCGCTGCCGTCGTCGTCGGGGGTGGGTGCGTCCTCGAGCGGCGCGAAGTCCGGGGCGGGAGCGTTCGGGGTGAACGCCTCTTCGGTGGCCACGCCCAGCAGGTCCCGGCCCTCGTCGTCCTGGGGTGACACGTACCGGTGCCCGTCGACGAGCGACCCGATCAGCAGCTCTTCCGGCATGTGCGTGAACATGCCTGGGGGGACGGCGAACTCGCTGTGGGAGCACGTCTCGACCTGCGGGCTCTGGGCGGTCGCCCACCGGGCGAATGCCGCCCGCCGGTCAGGCGCGGGCCGCACTTTGATCATCGTCAGCAGCACGTCGAGATCCTCACTGCCGCCGCCTCACAGCACGCCACCTCGATCACAGAAGTGCGCTCGGCGAGGACGTACCGGTCATTCAGGCGGGTATCGATACTCCCGGCCTCGGTGGGCGGGTTGATGTCGAGCGGCCCGCGGCGCACCCGGACCGGGCCCGTCACGTACAGCCACGCCTCCCCGTCGGCGGGCGCCATGCACGTGGCGCCGCCCACGTTCGTGGCGTACCCGGCGCCGAAGACGACGCCGTTGCCCATGAGGGTCTCCGGGCATTGGGTGTCGCGGGTGCGGGTGGCGATGTTGCAGCAGCCGAGCAGTGCCGCCGCCCCGGCAGGAATGTGCAGGATGCCTTCGCCGCCGTACTGCTCGGCCAGCCAGCCTTCGAGCGCGGCGACGCCCTGCGCGGCCGGGAGCGCCCCCGAGCCGGGGGTGAGGTCGTTGCCTTCGGCCATCGTGCACAGGGCGTTCAGCATGAACCAGGATTCGAGGGCGCGCTGCTCGCCCATGCGGAGGGTTTCCGCAGCATGCTCTACGGCCTCGTCGTAGGTCATGCCGAACGTGGAGCACGTCGACCCGGCATACACGGTCACCGGGTCGAACTCGCACACCCCGGGCCGGTCGAAGATCTTCGATGCCGGGTTCGGCACGGTCGGGGGCGGACAGTCCCGCTCCCACGTGTGCGTTTCAGCGCACGACAGCGGCACGAACTGGGTGCCGTTCAGTTCGTGCATGTCGGTAACGTCTACGACCTCTACGCACCCGCCGAGGAGGCCGTAGGGGCTGGGATTGCCACGGATGGGGTCTACGGTTTTGCGCATCCCTGCCGCCATCTGCCTCACGCCCTCTCAAGTCCGGGTGCAGCCCCGGCCGGCAGATGGCCGGGGCTGCACGCACGGGTAGGTCAGGCGACGGGGCAGGCGGCCGTGGCGCGCGGTCCGACAGAGCCGTCAGCGCAGACCGGGATGGTGATGGCTCGCGCCTGCGGCCCGCGGTAGATGAGGGCGTTGCAGGACTCGAAGAACAGGGCGGTCATGTCGTTGGTGCGGAGCAGGGTGCTGTCGTGGATGACCCCGAGGTTGATCTCCGGGCCGCGGCCCATCTGGAACGCGCCGGCCGGGTAGAGCAGGGCCTGCATGGTGGCTGGCCAGGCGGTGGCGGGGGTGGTGCCGCCGATGTTGGCGGGGACGGCCGGGGGGAGGCCCTTGACCCACTGGACGCGGACGCCGAGGTCGGCGAACGCGTTCTCGACGCAGTTCTGGTTGAGGGTGCAGACGTCGACGCCGTCGCGGCGGGCGATGTCGGCGAGGAACATGTTCTTCGCCCAGTACGGCAGGACCAGCTCGAGGCCGATCCGCTCGCAGAGGCTGAACCGTTCGGTCATGTCGGCGATCTGCAGGGCGAGCGCCCCGTACACGGCGGAGAACGACGCGAACGACGGTGCGGTGGTCACTGCGGTGGCCTTGGTGAGGGCCTGCTGGTACATGGCGGCCTTGAGACGCATCTCGTAGGCGACCATGGCACGCCGGATGTAGAAGGCGTTCAGCTCGGGGAAGAACCGCTGGGAGAGGATGCCGGCCTGGATGCAGGCGCCGTAGGCGGTGCAGCGGACTTCGACCGGGTCCACACAGGGGATCTTGAAGCAGGGCTTCGTCGGGTCGCCGTCGACCGCGCTGATGTCGTCGGCTTCGGTCCAGATCCACGACATCGCGGTGACGTCCAGCTCGGGCGTCATGTAGTAGCGCAGGCCACCACGCGACAGGTTGAGCTCGGGCAGGTCCCACAGGTTGTCGGGACACGAGATCTCGGTGAAGTCGTACACCGTCTCGGAGGGGGCGCACCAGCCGCCGGATGCGACGAGGTCGCCGCCCTTGAGGCGCCGCTGGTCGGCGGCCTTGAGGACCTTGGTGGTGCCCTCTTCCGGGGAGCCCGCATCGTTGATGATCAGGTCCTGCGGGAACGGCAGCTGGTAGGACGCGGCGAGGGCCTTGCCGCCGTTCGCGACCAGGTTCGCGACCTTGGTGACGGACTCGGTCAGCCCCTCCATGTTCAGCGGGGCGCCCAGGGTGGCGCCGGGGACCTCGGCGGAGGCGACGATCGTGACGGCCGGGGTGCCGGAGTTCGGCATCGGCTGCCGCGGCTGCCGCTCACGCACGGTCGCCAGGCTGATGATCGGGCGGCGCACGACAGCAGAGGACGCGGCGACTTCCTCGACGGCCGGCTCTTCCGCTTCGGCGGCCGGCTCCTCCTCGTCGACGGCCACGGTCTCGTCGCTGTCGCTGTCGGTGGCGGTGTCTTCGCCGAGTACCTGCACGGCGAGTTCGTCGAGTTCGGCGACGGCGGCCTGTGCGGCTTCGACGCGGGTGGCCTGCTCGCTGCGCAGGGCTTCGATGCCGGTGGCCAGCTCGCGCAGGGCGGGCAGGTCGTCGGTGGTGAGGTTCGGGTCGGCACGCCGGGCCTGGAATGCCTCGGTCGCCTGGGTGATGTGAGCGTCGAGGTCCTCGGCGCTCAGGCTGCTGAAGTCTGTGGGGAGCTCGTAAGGCTCGGCCATGACCGTGTCTCCTGTGACTGCTAGGAGACCCGGCCCACAACCAGCGGTCGAAAGAATCTTAGCTGTATGGGCGGCTGTGGGGTGGGGCCACAGCCGCCCGTGCAGCGGTTAGCGGGACTTGCGCTTGCGTGGGGCGGGGGCGTCGCTGGAGTTCGGGGCGGTGGCCGTGTGGTCGGTGCCCGGTTCACCGTCGGTCTCGGTGGTGTCTGCTGCCTCCAGGGTGGCGGCCGGGGCCGCGTCCGGGTCCGGGGGGACCAGGGTGCTGCCGGGGTAGTTGTCGCGGACGCGCCGCGCGAGGGGCAGGTCGTGTGTCTGGAACGCGGTCCGGCCGTTGCCGCCGTCGAGTACGACCTGGTAGAGGGTTCGGGCGACTGTTCCGCTGCGCGCCAGGGTGCGTGACGAGCAGGCGCCGCACGCCATCAGGCGCCGCCCTTCGCGACCTCGCGGACCTCGCCCTGGTGGCGGACTGCCATGGCGTCGGCAGTCGTCTTGTACGGGGTCGGCCCGAACACGCGGGTGCCGTCCTTGACGACCTCGTACTGGATCCGGTTCTTGGAACCACAGTTGCAGCCCACGGTCAGGCTCCTTCCTGCTGCGGTGCAGCACTGGCGGTCAGGGCGAGGCTGGTCGGTTCGACCAGTGCTGAGAGGGCTTCGAGTTCGGCGCGTACCTGGGCGCGTTCGGTCTGCCGCTGTGCGAAGGCGTCAGCGAACCGGTCAAGGAACGCGGGGCTGATCAACAGGTCGGAGGCAGCCTGCACGACATCGGTGACGGGAGCGGTGTCAGGTGCGCGCCCGTGCGAGGGTTCGGGTTCACCGGCCTGTTCGGGGACCGTCTCGTGCTCGGTGTCGAGTGTCGCAGCGGCAGCGGTGAGCGCGAGGTTGGATCGCTCGACAACCGCGGTCGCTGCCAGATGCGCGGCGGCGGCAAGCCGGTACTCCGGATTGAGCGGCGAAGAGTGACCAGGCACCGGCACGGACAGCACCGCCCGCAACTGCCAGCGGCCGTCGCCTGCCTGCGTCATGTGATAGCTGGGCTGGCAGGCACGGAACACAGACAGGTCCCAGGACGACAACCAGGGTGCTGCGGCGCCGGAGAACCACATGCCGCCGCTGTTCATGCCGACGGTGACGATCCCTGCAACGGTCCGGGTGTCGTCGAACTGGCAGCTGGCGGTTTCGCATTCGGCGCCGTCGCGGTGGTGGCCGACGTTCATGGTGATCGCGCCGACTGCGATCTCCGAGCCGTCGTCGAGGGCGAACCGGGCGCGCAGGAAGTGGCTGGTGTCGATCTGCCCCAGCTTGTCGATCATCACCTTGCGGCCGTGGACGGCATGCGGCACACCGGCCTGAGCGACCCAGCCGTAGATTCGTCCGTCCTTGTAGTGGACGCCGCCACTGCCGGACGGGAGTTCCTCCTCGGTCGGTTCGGTGAACCAGTCGGCGGGCATCGGATCCGACTGCTGCATGACCTGCCAGGCGGAGGCTTCCAGCTCACTCATGTCGTCGCCGTCGCTGCTGTCGTCGCCCCACGGGGGCTGGATGCTCGAGTCGTCGAACGCCGTGGCCAGGCTTTCGTACAGGTCATCGACGCGTTCGCGGATCTGCTCCTGCTCGTCCTCGGGAATGTCGACGCCGCCACGCGCCCCGGACAGGGCACCGGCGACGGCGTACACGCCACTCGCGACAACCTCCAGCCGCTGGCCGTCACCAGTGTCGAAGACGTCGGCGAAGCCCAGCTTGTACGCGGCGAGAGTCGCTGGATCGGCGTCCGGATCGCGGTAGAGGAACGCCCGGCCGAGCCCGTCGGCATCGACCGTTCCGTCGTCGGCGGTGGCCCAGTCGAGGACGCGGGAGGCTGCGGCGTCGCCGTCCCACTCGACGTCACGGTCGGCATGCACCGGCAGCTCAAGGTCACCGGAGGCCGCCGCTACCATCTCCCCCTCCGGGATCGACGACGGAGCGGTGTACAGGCCACGGCCGATACGCAGAACCCGGCCCTCACGGACGGCGGTGCGCAGGTGCCGTTTCGTCGTCGACACGGTCAGGCCGAGGGCTTCGGCGACCTCGCGGGCGCCGACCGGTACCGGTGATGTGCAGACGTGTCCGATGACCCGCTCAAGGTCGTCGCCCGCAGCCGCGGCCACTTCCGTGACCGGCTCTTCCTCGTTGGCCGGCTGCTCGGCGGTGGGGTCGGCGTCGAGGACGATGCGGGCCTTGTCGTAGGCAGGCATCGCGACGAGGGTGGCGCCGCGGACACGGGCGCGGGTGATGCGGATCAGGTAGTCGCCAGCGTGCTCGGTGTGGACGACGGTGCCCGACTGAGGGTTGTCGGGGTCACCGGCCGCAGCGGTGAGCGCGCCGGGAAACAGGGTGCGGGCGGTGGTGGCGGGGATGCGTCCGCCGGGCCCGGAGATGATGGACGTTGTCCGGGTGCTGCGCTGCATTGCGGCGCCGGAGGCGGTCCACTCGGGGGCACTGCTGGCAGTGATCATCCACGCGCCGTCGCCCAGCGACAGGACGGATGCGCGGGCATAGGAGGCTGCGGCGAGGACAAGGTCGTCGTCCTCGCCCTCGACTTCTTCGCCGCTCGTGTTGTCGCGGAGTTCGATGTCGACGTCGTCGAGGTCGACGGACACGCCGAGCGGGGCGCCCTGCCGGAGCAGCATCGCCGCCTCAGCACCTGCACGCTGCATCAGGTACAGGACACCGGAGCCGGTGAGGCGCGGGCCGTCGACGCTCATCTCCTGGATGGCGCCAGCGAGTTCCGCACCGTCGTGGCCGGCTCCCATCTCGTCGGCGTACTGCAGGGGCCAGGGCCCGCCCTCCCAGTAGAGGGAGCCTTCGGCGAAGACTCTGCCGTCACCGGTCTGCTGCCCGATGAATGCGAGGGCGGCGTCACCGGGGGTGGACCACGTGAGGATGGGTGGCGGGCCGTCCGCCGCGGCGGCGGTGGTGTGGGATTCGCGCACAGAGCTTCCCTCTCCTGCTGGGCTGGTGGCGTCTCTCTGCTCGGTGCCGGCTCGTGCGAGGGCGAGGACGCATCGGCAGTTGACGGTGAGAGCGGGCGGGGCGGTGGGGTCGCCGGGGTATGCCATGTCGGTGCCGTCGACGGTGAAGGGGTCGTCGAGGAGTTGCAGTTGGGCGTCGGTGTCGGCGTGCGCGTCGCGGACACGCTGGTCGTGGCGGGTGATCCACTGTTTGACGAGGGGCCGGTCCGGGCCGGACAGGTCGCGGGCGGCGGCGAGCGTGGCCGCGTTCCAGGCGCGGGTGGCTTCGGTGCGGGCGATGCGTTCCTCGCGGGTCTCCCCCAGCTGAGTGCCGTCGGCGGCGAACAGGGCCCGCAGTCGGGCGCGGAGGGCTTCGGTGTCTTCGCCTGCATCCAGGCCCTCAACCAGGGCGGCAACAGCGGCTTCGGTGAGCCGGTCACCGACGGCGCGCAGCAGGTGCTCGGTCTGCTCGGCGTAGTCGCCCAGGGCTGGCGGGAGGGTGTCGTCGTCGTACCGGCTAGGCAGATCATCCCAGCCGTCGGGCAGCTCGACGTCGACATCGGTCGCGGCCCGGCCGCTGGCAGTCTGGGCGACCCGGAACAGGCGGCGCATGATGCGCGGCACCCGCTCCGACCACATTGTTGCGATACGGCTGAGAGAGAACCGGGCAGCAACGATTTCCGTTGCATCCTCCAGCTCTGCGGCGATCTCTTCGGCGAGCTCGTCGAGGACCGCGCGGATCTCGTCGGCTACCTGCTCCTCGGCGGTCTGGAGGAGCTGCTCCAGGTCGTCATCCACGGCGGACCTCCGGGTCGTCGGGGTCGTCGCAGATGATGCAGCCGGTGACGGTGCCGACGACCGTGACACCGTCCGCGCCGATGGCCAGCACGTCGGCAGTGAAGGCGGTGTACGCCTTGCAGACGGCGCACCACAGGTCGCCCTGGACGTTGGCCACGTCCAGACTGAGGGTCGCGGTCTGTCGCCTGTTCATGCCGCGCTCGCCTGGCACGGGTTGCGCATGATCCGGGCGGTGTCCGCGAAACTGTGCGGCTGGCGGGCGGCGACCAGGTCGCGGGCGTAGTCGTCGAGCTGCCGCGTCAGACAGTCCGCGTCGAGCCCATACCGGGCGGCGATCTCCGGGACCCGCACCCACGCACCGTCGAACAGGCGCCACTCGTCGACCAGCGCCGGGTCCACTGGGAACACCGTGTGAAGCTCGGCGGGGACGATCTCCCGGGCGCGGGCCCGCTCCGAGCGCGGGCAGACGGGACGATTCCGCAGACGGGTACCGGCAGCGTAGAGGGCACTCCAGATGATGCCGTCGACAGCAGCGAGGACGTCAGCCGGAAGGTCCAGCGGGGCGGGGACTGCAGCCGCCGGCAGGGTGTCGGGCAGGTCTTGGGTTTCGCTCACGGGCAGACTCGTCACGGTGCGGTCCTCGTTGTCGGTCGCTTCGCTGTCGGCGGCGGGGCTGTTGGGGGCGTCGGTTTCGGAGAAGCCGGTTTCGCGGCGGGCAGCGACGTCCGAGATCAGGCCGGCTTGGAAGGCTTCGAGGGCGGTCGCGGCACGGTTGGCCTGTACGCGGAGCTGGCTGGTGTCATGCCAGACAAGCCACTCCGCTGCATCGGTGACGCCCTGGGCCTCGAGGAGGGGGCGTAGCCACTGTGTGGTGAGGGCGTTCGAGACGAGGGTGAGGCGTGGCTCGACGCCGAGACGAACACCCTCAGCGGATGCGAGCCAGGCCCCCCAATGGTTGAGGCTGCCCATCCCCAGAAGCACTTCTGGAGGGGTCTCCAAGCCGGTGGCGAAGCGGCGGATGCATTCGTCCCGCAGCTTGATCGCGATCTCGTCGAAGTCCGACTCGAACTTGAGGTGCTGGATCTGCCCGATCATTTCCCCGGGGATCTGCAGGATGATCGGCACCGTGGCCGCCGCGGACTCGGGTTCGCGGTAGGCGGTGGATGCGACTTCCATGAACACGTCGACGATGTCGTCCTGCGCCTCCTGGCCGGGCGCGGTGGGGAAGGAGACACCGTTCGGCATGAACACGACGCCGCGGCCGACGAGCCGGGAGCGGGCAGCAGCGGCCACTGCGGCGTTGAGGAGCCGGAGTTCCTCAAGAACAACCAGTGAGGACCGGACCGGGCTGTCGGCTTCGATGTGACGGCGGGGATGCGGATCCCACACGCGGATCGCGACCGGAGTGTCGGGGTCGACGGCGGCGTCGGCGTCGTAGGGCGGGATCTCGACTTCGGCGCCGTCGATCTCCGCGGTCATGGTGCCCTGCTGCTGCTTGACTTCCGCGACGGACAGCACCCTCCAGTCCGCTTCGCCGGTGTCCGTCGGGCGGATGATGATCCAGGCTTCGCCTGCGACGACGAGGTGCGGGCCGAACTCGGCGAGGAACTGGGACTGGCCGCCGGCTCCGCCCGCGACCTGGGAGACGATCTCTGCTGCCGGGTGGCCGTCCGGGGCCTTCTCGACGGTGCCGTCTTCGAGGCGCCGGCCGGCGTAGAGGCGGGCGCCGCCCATGGCGTTGCCGATCCAGGTCGCGGCGAACCGGACTTCGGGGATGACGCCGAAGAGGTCCCAGGCGTTCTCCTGCCAGCCGCCTCCGGTGCTGGTGGTCTGCCTGCCGAGTTTGCGGGAGGTGAACCGGGCCGCGGCGGCCGTGAGTTGGCGGATCACTCCGCATCCCACGTGTTGTCGCGCCGGTTGAGCAGGGCTTGGAGGCCGGCGACGGCGAACCAGAGCAGCCCGAACTGGATGATCGGGTTGTCGCGCCAGAACCACCAGGCGGTGAGGACAGCTCCGGACAGCCAGAAGCCGAGGCAGTAGATGCAGGAGATGAGCTGCATGAGGAGGCTACGCGGCTTGCTGTCGATCTTGTTGGCGTGCCAGGTGGCGAGGCGGTGGCGGGCGGGGTCGAGGATGGTGTCGTGGACGCCGAGTTGGGTGGCGCGGTAGGACGCAGCGCCGAGGAGCGCGAGTTCCGGGAGTGAGATCAAGGCCGCCCCCTGGTGGAGATCCTCCGGTGTCGGCGCCCACTATAAGCCTATGGCCGGAAAACCTTCTCTCACAGGCCCCTTGAGCAGGAATATCTTCACGACGGGGGTTACTTTCCGAAGACCGGCCGCGCATAGCGCGACGCCGCCGCCGAACCCCCCGACGCGCGCCTGGCAGGCGACTGCACACGCCCCTCCCCCACCAGGTCCACCGCGGCGACCATGTACCGCATCGCGTCCATGCCGTGGTCATCCTTCTTCAGCGGCTGCTCCTTCAACCCCCCGGCCGCGCCCGGCTTGACCGCCCACACATAGCCGTTGATTTCCTGGGCGGTGGACGTCGGCTTGCCCGCGTCGGCGAGGTCCTGGTCTCGGTCGACTACGGAGTCCCGCAGGATGAACAGGCGCGGCTTGCCGTCACCGGCCGGGCGGATCCGGGTCTGCACGGCCTGAATGCCTGGGGAGACCGTCTTCTTTGCGGCGGTCGTGACGAAGCCCGAGTGCCTTTCGAAGGTGGCCCGGTCTTCGGCGTCGTGGTCGCAGACCACCACGACGGGGTGCGGTTCGCCGGTCTCGCCGATGATCCGCTTTACCTGCTTGGCGTGATCCTCGGCGAGCACTCGTGTCCTGTAGATCTCCCGGTACAGGTACAGGCGCCCATCCCCGTCTTGCGCCCACCACTGGATCACCATGGGGTTCGTGAAGCCGAAGTCGATCGACATGTACCGCTGCCAGGCATCCGGGATGTCAAAGCGTTCGATGATGTGGACGGCGTCCTGCCACTCGTCGTAGATCACACCTTCGGCACTGACCCAGTTCCCCCAGCGCAGCCGCTGGTAGCGCGGCCCGGTGAGGCTGTCCAGGCGCTCCAGGTAGGCCTGGCCGTACTCGGTCCATTCGCCGTTCTGGTAGAGACGCGGGTTGTCCTCGTGCCGGCTGTAGAGGATGCGGCACCGGCCGGCGTCCGCCCTCAGTTTCAAGTGGTGGCTGGGAGGGCCGGGGTTGGTACACATGATCAGCCGCTGGAGTGGGAGAACTCCATTGCGGAGGCGGGAGATGATCGTGTCGAGGTCTTCGGCTGTTACCTCGATCGCTTCATCGACCAGCACAAGATCGAACTCGGTGGACAGTAGCTTGGTTGGTCGATCAAGACCGCCGACCACGATGACGCTGCCGTTGGCGTACCGGTAGCTGGCGGGCTCCTGCGCCGACCCGCCAAAGAAGTGCAGCAGACCTGCGTCGATGGCCTCCTTCGCGACCTTCTCCCGAAAGCTGACGAGCGTCGACGAGGTGAGAGACGCATGGGTTTTACGCACGATCAACGCGCGGGATTTCGGATTGCCGAGGCACTGCAGGTGCACGTACATGAGCGCGCCCACACTCTTGCCGGTGCCGGCCGCGCCAGAGAGCAGCACTTCGGTGTCCGTGGATCGGAAGAGTTCCCGGACGGCTCCCCGGGCCTCGAATGTGACGGTGTCAGCCATCGCTTGCGTCGTCTGCGAGGCCGATGATCTCGTATCGGACTCCGCCGGATACGTCGATCTTCTTTCGGGCGTCGAGGCCGAAGAGGCGCCGGTAGCTTTCGCGTACCTTGACGAGCCGGTCGATCGCGGCGAGTTTCGGGCCGTCGTCGCGTAGCGGGGTGCCGTCGTCGTCGGTGACGATGCGGCCGTGGGACACCATGACGTGATCGCGGTTCAGGATGTCCAGGGCTTCCTCGTAGAGACTGTCGAGGCGGGCGGCTTCGTGTTTGATGAGGGCTTCGGCGGGGCCTTGGACGATGTCGCGTAGGGCGCGTTGGATGGCTTGGCGGGCGCTGGATTTGTCGGTGTAGCCGAGTTCGTCGGCGATGTCTTGCAGTTTCCAGCCTTGTGCGCGGAGTTCGGCTGCGCGGGCGTCGCGTTCTGCGGTTTCGGAGGTGCGTATGTAGCGGCCTTTGCCGTCTCGGGCATTGTCGGGCGGTGGTGTCACGGTGCCGCCTCCGCTCAGGGGTTACTGGCTGATCACCTCAGATGGTAACGACCCCGGTTCTGGGCGCGGAGTACGCCATGCGTGAGGGCCCGCACCTGGCACAGTGCAGGCCCTCGGCGGGGCGGTCACTTCTCGGTGGCGCGGTCGGCTGACGGCTGGAAACCGCAGGAGCAGAGCGCGCCCTCGCGGACGTAGCAGCCCTTGTGGTGACCGGCGAACACGTCGTTCGCGGTCGACTCGATAGCGTCGGCGAGTCCGAAGAGGCTCAGGGCGATCGTCCCGGACCACGTGTGGGCCTCCCTGCGAACAACCTCGGCGTCGCCGCGTGCGACGGCTTCGCTGAGGTATTCGCGCACGCGGTCTGCATCCCATGCCGGTAGCAGGATCAGGTTCTCCTGTACGACGCGGATGGCCTCTGTCACGGTCGGGGTGCTCATGGTCGATCTCCTACTCCTCGTCGTCTTCCTGCTCGCTGCGCCAGGTGTCGCACCCCTGGCAGTGCTCGTCGTGCTCCTGGTTTTCAGTCCCGCAGGACTCGCAGGTCCACATGGCGGGTGTCCTCACTTCTCGATGGCGTGGTTGGTGGCAAGGGGCAGCACGGCGGCGAGGACCGCGCGGACGCTGTCGGCGGAGAGCGCTCCTGCGGCACGCACCCCAGCCATGACGAGATCGTGCGGAACGTCCTCAGGGCGCATCTGCTGCGGCCTGGGCTGGGAGGCGGGCGCGGAGGCCAGGAGAGCGTCCAGATTGGCGTGAGCCCTGGGCGTACTGAGTCCGGCCTGGGTCAGGTATCCAATCAGGCGGGCGCGGTGCGCCTCGTAGTCGCTCACGATCAGTCCCCTTTCTCGTCTGCGTTCTGGATGCCGATGACGGCGATGTCGCCCCGGCTGATCTGGTACCGACACCCGTCGACTTCGGCCGTGATCCCGTCGGGGCCCGCTTCGGTGATCTCATAGACGCGGTCCCGGTCCTTGCGGGTGGCGGCGCGCGGGAACCGCACCCCGGCGCCCACGGCGTAGCGGCGGCCGTCGATCTCGAACACGGATACCTCCGTGGACCGGCCAGTGTGGAGTGCAGTCACTTCCGGGCGTCCCCGATCTCGATGACTTCGAGCTGCTTGTCAACGGGGAGTTGGTGGAGGAACGCTGCATCCCCGTAGGCCGCCTCCTTGGAGGCATGGGCCTCCTCGGCGGTCGTGGCGGTGAAGGCAATCCAGGAGGCGGTGCACCACGGTTCGTCGCCAGCGTTGAAGTGGTGCATGATGCCGTGGCTGAAGCACCAGGCGTAGATGGTCTTGCGCATGATCAGTCCTCGTCTTCCAGTTCGTCGAGGAAGACGCCATAGCTGTTCTGGCACTCGTTCTTGGCCTCGTCCATTGGTCCGTCCTCGTCTCGGTCGAAGTGTGCGCGGTCGGCGGCAGCCGCCTCAGCGGGCGACTCATCCCAGACGGGGCCAGGCTCGACCAGCGGACCGTCAGGCAGGGGGGTCACGGCAGCTCGTTTCGCTGGAGGTCGAAGCTGAGCATCACCGCGTCGGCGAGGTACGGGCTGACTTCGACGACTTGGCGGCGGATCTCGGTCATGGCATCGAAGCGGCTCATGCCCGGCGTCGGTGTCCAGTGGCCGTTGCGCTCCTGTGCACTCAGGCCGACCGCGTTGTGTGTCAGGAAGGACATGTGCCAGAAGTGGGATCCCTGCTCTGTCACGGTGTCTCCTTGGGGATCTCGTCGGCGGTCACGGTTTCGAACCAACGCCAGAGGCCGTTCTCCCACTGCTCCACCTTTGCGGTGCAGGCGGGGCTGTCGAAGATGACGGGCAGGTCGGTGCGGATGAACGCGTAGGTCTTCGCCTCGCTGGTGAACGAGTACGTGGCCTGGGTCTCCAAGGTCGAGACGATCACCCGCCACGGCTTACGCGGCTTCGCGGTCACGGCTGCGGCTCCTTGGGCGTCTCTTCGCGGATGACGATGATCGCGGCGCGGTGGTTTTCCATCCCGGCTTCCCGGTCGGTGGCCCGCTTCGACGACATGTCGATGACGTAGCCGCCGATGCTCCAGCCCCGGTGCCGCTTGTCGGGACTGTCGTCGAAGATGGCGGTGTCGTAGTAGTCGGCGGCGATCCGGATCGTGGAAACGGTGAGCTGCTTATCGCCGTAGATGACGGGACGTTGGGCGACGATCTGGGGTACGGCCACGGTGGGCCTCCTATCGGGTCAGGCTGGGCAGGTCGGCCCAGCGGACGGCAAGTCGGGGATCGTGCGCGGCCAGCACCTTCGACGCGCGGGCGAGCCGCTGGTGCAGCAGTTCGCGGGCTTCCGCGTACTGCGGGCCGGTGCAGCGGGTGAGCAGCCGGCCCGCCTCCGCCGCATCAGCCACCGCAGCCTGCACCTGGGGCGGGAGCTGGGCGGCGACCCGGTCCGCGATGCCGTTTGGGACCGGGACGCCGGTGCGCAGCGGGGTGATCACTGGGTTCCCTCTGGGACGACGGTGACGGTCTCGTCCATGTGCAAGGTCTGGCGGCTGTCGTCGCCTCTGCGGTCCCAGCCGAGCACGAGATGGGCGACGCCCGCCTGCCAGTCACGATCGATGGCGGTGATGTACATGACCCGCCCGTAGCTGACGATGCGGTCCGTGCGAATGAGCTGACTGACCTGCTTTGTGGTCATGGTCTCGTTGGTCACGGGGATCTCCGGCCGGTAGTGAGAGGTGGGTGGTCAGGCGATGTAGTGCGGGATTCGGGACTTGCAAGCGGGTCGACCGTGTTCTCCTTCGCGGAGGAGGGCGAAGTCGGCGCCTGGACGGCAGGCGGGGTGGTGGTGGCGGCATTCAGCGTTGTTGCCGACCGTGACAACGGGTCCGGTGATCTGTTTCCAGCAGCTCCAGCACACTTCATCGGGGACATGCCAGGTCCCGAAGGTGGGGTGTACGTACTCGGTCGGGATGCCAATGAACGCGGCCTCGTATGCCCAGGCGTCGGCGCGGGAGGTCCAGGCATCGGCGTCGGCCACTCGGTCGCCAGCCATCCGGGCAGCGTCCATGAGGTCGCTGACGTGCCGGTGGAGACGGTAGGGGTCCGGCATCAGATCTCCTAGGCGGCGAGCGACAGTCGGGCGGCGGCGAGTTTGAACTCCATCCGGCGCGGGCGGTAGGCGGCGGCGATCACCGCGACCTGCATGGGCGTGTACCGCTGACAGTCCCGCATGCGCTGCCCGCGGTGGATACGGCCCGGGATGCCGACGACACCAAGCTTGGCGGCGACCTTGCGGAGGGTGCCGACCATGCTGCGGGCGTCGCGCGGGGCGAGGCCCTGGGCGATGGCGTGGGAGGCGAGGGTGCCGGTGCCGCGACGGTTGATGCGGGCCCGGGCGCGGGTGGTGCGGGTCCGGGCTTTGAGTGTGGCGCGGCGGACGCGGTTCGAGGTGATCATGCGGGTCCCCCTTGGTGTGGATCTGCGGTGGATCGGTGGGCCCGGCCTCCCCCGGGCGGGTCAGGCGGGGATGACGCAGATGTCGCTGCCGCCGAGGAACCGGGTGTCGGCGGCCGTGGTCCGGACGATGCGGAGCGGCTGGCCGTCGCGGTTGGTGACGTGCCATTCCTCGACGGTGCCGCCCTCGGCGAGGGTTTCGGCAATGTCGGCCTCGGCCTTGGTGATCGTGTGGTGGCCCCACGGGCTGCCGTAGCAGTCGTAGTTGGCGACGACGGCGGGCTCCGGCTCGGGCTCGACGACCGGGGCGGGGGTGGGGGTGTTGAGGTCGCGGATCGGCTGCGGGTCGATCGGGGCGAGGACGATCGCCGTTCCGATGATGGTGGCGGTGGCGAGTTCGTAGGTGTCCATGTGCGCTCCCGTGTTGGCTTCTTGGCCATCAGTGCCGACTGGCAACTCACTAGCGATCATGTGTTGCGCTGCCGACACCTCAGACAGTAGCGCTGAGGCATGGGCACCGCAACCCTCTTGCGATACATTGATGTCATGACGTCGACCCCGCCCACCCTCGAAGAGATCGCCGCAGCTGGCACGCGCCGACAACGCGACGCCGACCGACTCAAGAAGTCCAGCGACGAACTGCGCGAACTCGTCCTCGCCGCCCTCCGCGAGGGCCACCTGAAACCCACCGAGGTCGCCAAAGCCTCCGGCTGGACCGGCGCGCACGTCCGCAAGATGGCTCGCGACGCCGGAATCGAGCCGGACGAGCGGTACAGGGAGCGGGCAGAGCGACTCCGCAAAGCCCAAGCAACAGAGGAGTCCGCATGATCGACGGCCTACCCGAGTGGCTGACCACGCAGCTCGACATCGACGAGGCGAAGGCCCGCGCCTGCTCCGGCAACGGTGAGTGGACGGCGCGCGACATCGCAGTCTTCGGCGCTGACCTGTCCCCCGGAGTGCGCGAGCACATGGCCGCCCACGATCCGGCGCGGGTGCTGCGCGAGATCGACGCCAAGCGGCAGATCATCGACCTGCACCGCAGCGGCCAGCACCATCAGTGCCGCACGGGCGAGCATGACGACGGATACGCGAAGTGGGTCGGCATCTGTACGACACTGCGCTTGCTCGCCCTGCCCTACGCGGACCGGCCCGGCTACCGCAACGAGTGGCGCCCGTGACCGCAATCTACCTGCCCGACTCGGGGAGTCTCCCGCCGTGGGTGGGCATCGTCGTCGGCACGGTCGTCCTGGCGCTGGCCGGGCTGCGCGTGTACCGGCTGTGGCGGGCATGGCGGCGCCGCAGGTAGCCGGCTTCCCCCAATCCTGCCCCGCCCACCTTCCGGGCGGGGCAGACTGCTGTCATGGCGATCCGGGTGAGCGTCCAGGCGGCGACCGAGGACGAGTGCGTCGAGGGCTTGGCCCGCCTGGTCGATGCCGGGTTCCAGCCGGTGATGATGCCCCGGTACATGACCGACGGACGGTGGATGGCACGCGCGGTGCCCACGGCGAAGGCCCCGGCCGGGGATGGTCGGGGCCTCGGCGTCGCCGACTAGTACAGGGCAGGGGCCGGAACGCTACTGCTGGCTGGCCGTCGTCGACTCGGTGTGCGTCCACTCCCGGTGCTCTTGCCGCGCGTAGCCGATCGGGTCTTCGATCCAGTGGGCTGGCGGAATGGGGCCGAGGCCGGTGCCGTGTACGAGGTCGTGATCGACGAGTTCGCGGGCGTACAGGGCGGCGTAGATGATTTGGTCGCTTACCCAGTCGGGTTGGGTGGGGTGTTCGGATAGGCGGTCGATCACGGCCGCCCGGCGGATCAGGAATTCGCGTTGCAGGGACTCGCCGTCTGGCTCCAGCCTGAAGATCTCCAGCCGTTGCACGGCGTACAGCTCAGTCAGCAGGTGCACGATCTGACAATTGCCTTCCATGGGGGTGATCCTCTCGCGGGTGCGCCCCGCCCCATATGTTCGCGGGGCGGGGCGTCTCGAATGTGCTGGTCGGCGGTCTACTGCAGGAGAGTTGCTGTTAGCCGATGCGGCGGGCGCTGGATCGGACGATCCGGCCGGCCTTCATCTCGGGGTGCTTGCTGATGATCATCCCTTTTGCTTCGGCGATCAGGTCGGCCTCCGTGGGCAGCGATCCGCCCCCTCCGGTGACGCTGATCGTGTCGTTGTATTCGGCGAAACGATCGCCTTTCTCCATGCGGACGTGCACGGCCCAAGTCGTGTGCTGCATTTTTCCCTCCGGGTGGTTTGTACGGTCATGGTTTCGCGGTGCAGGGTTGTCGTCGGGGCCGCAGGACCCGACGGGGCGTGATGGCGGTCACATTCCGCCCCTTGTTGGCTGCGGCCACTAGGCGGACTCGGGTCTCGGCTTCAGTCGCCAACCATGCCCGCGGCGTTGAAGCGGTCGGTGACCGCGCCAAGCTGGACGATCGCGTCCAGGCCGACCGCCGCGGTTGGTGCGTCGGCGATGAAGGTAACTGCGTCGCCGAGCTGGCGGATGAGGTCGACAGCGGTGACCGCCCCGGGGGGGCATCAGTCCCACACCCAGTTCTCGCCGGCCTTCGCAGCGCGCTGTGCCGCGCTCGCGAGGAGGTTTGCGAACTGGCCCCACTCGGGGCCCATCGTCCGGCTGCGGGCCGCCTTGGCCAGGAGGACGGCGACGCGCCCAGCCTGCGCGGGCGGAGTGTGGACGGGTGTGTACAGCCGCCCGTCGAAGAGGTAGGCGACCTCCCGCCACTCGGCACCGGTGAGGGCGTGAGCGAGATGCTGACCGAGGTTGGCGATGGTGAGCGCGGACCGGGTGGACGGCACTCCGTGGCTGATGCTGATTCCCATCAGAGCCCCCTCTTTGCGGCCTTCTTGAAACGCTTCGGGAGCTGGCTCTCGGTGTCGATGACGGCCTGGTTGAGCCGCTGGTACTCGGCGGTTTCGTGGATGATTCCGGCTGCGGCTTCGCGGGCCGTGTTCTCGGCGAGGGCGGCCGACGCCTGGTGGTGGGCGGCGATGAGCCGGTTCTCGTCGGCGTACACGTTGAGCTCTTCGGGGGTGGGCTTGGGCATGGCTTCTCCTATCGGGTGGGGACGTGCTTCTGGTTGGGGTCGTGTTCGGCGTGGTAGGAGGCTGCGGTGACGGCTCCGAAGGAGCTGTTGTAGGGCGTGTTCTGGAGGTCGGGGCAGCCGGAGCAGATGACGCGGTATTCGTCGGCCTCGTAGTCGGCTTGGGCGTAGACGAAGCTCCCGTCGGGCGCTTCGAGGATCCGGCTGATGCGTTCGAAAGCCACGGGTCTCCTACTGGCTGCGAGTGTGGGCGTGGCGGGCGGCGCGGTCGAACGCGCGGAGGGCGGGGCTGGCGCTGGCCTGCTGCGCGTTCCAGCTGGGGATCGTCTCCGCGTGGGCGAACTGGTCCTGGATGGCGTCAAGGAGGGCGACGCACGCGTCGTGGGCGAGGTCCCGGTCGCCGCGGGCTTCGAGCCGGATGGCCTGGATGGGGCAGACGGCGCCCGTCTCGTCGAACACGGCGTCGCGACACCAGCCGACCGTCTCGATCCGCAGCCGGGCCCGGTGGAGCAGGTCGGCCAGCGGTGCCCGGTACGGGGACGGGGCGGCGTCCGGCGTGGGCAGGGTCTCGGCGATGTGCGGGATGGGGTCGGCTCCGGGCAGGTGCGCCGTGTTCACCTCGAAGGCGACCGACGCCTCGGCCAGGCGCACGCTCATGGCGGCTTCGACCAGGGCGAGCCGGGCGTCGAGGTCGAGGACGGGCGCCGTGGGTGCGATCGTCGCCGTACTCATCGGCGGGCCTTGCCGTTGTCGCACTTCTTGGGGCAGGGCACCCGACGCTGCACCCCGCCGAACGCGGTGAACAAGACACCGTTCCCGCGGCAACACCAGCACAGGCGGCGGGCCTGGACTTGCTCGGGTGAGAGGCGGCCGTTCTGCGCCTCCCATTCCTGGTCGGTCATGGTCTGGGGCATGATGAGGGTCTCCTCGTCGATCTTCGGGTGGGCGTGGGGACCGGGGCGCCCCTGTGGCTGCCAGGCTGTGAAGGGGCGCCCCGGGCGTAGTCAGACGCGCCAGACGCCGGGGCGCCGCCGGGTCTTCGGGTTGGAGGTCTGCCGGGCCTGCTTCTCCAGACCGCGCAGCTCCGCCTCGTCCAAGATCCCCTCGTAGTCGTCGTTGCCGAGCGGGCCGGCGACCTGGGGGGCCCGGTCGCCGATGTAGCGGGCGCCGCGGGGCGGCTCGGTGTAGACCGTGCCGCAGTTGCTGAGCAGCGTCGTCGGCGAGTAGTGGCCGGTGGTCCAGTTGGCGCTGCCCCAGGACCGACCGGTGAACGTGTGCTTGTTGTAGACGCGCTCCGACCCGAGGCCCCAGTCGCGGCCCTCGGCGACCGTGTACACGGTGGTGCCCTTGCCGCGCCGGTTCAGGTAGCGGGTGAGGTCCCGGGCGCCCCTGTTGTTGGGCTCGAACTTCTCAGACATGCGATGATCTCCATTTCTGGTTTGTGGTGGTTTGTTCCTATTGGGTCAGATCGCTTGGCGGCGTTGAGCTACCGAGGGCCGCGCCGTTCGGCGCCTGGTTCTCCGGGGCGGGCGCCGCTCAAGCAAGTCGGCCAACGTCTCCTGGAGCGCGTTGAGACGAAAGCCGCGGACTCTGGGCTGCCCATCGACGAGGGTCAGTTGTGCCACCGGAACGTCGATCACTTCTTCGGCCATGGCGGCAGCGAGAAGCTTCCCGACTCTGCATGAGTAGAGGTGGTCACTCTCTCCGTCGACGCGCACATACGCCTGGTCGACGGTGGCCATGTAGGCAAAGACTTCCCGCTTCGTGACGTTCCCCCGGCCGGTCAACTTCGCGGCGTCGATCAGGTGGTTGATCAGCATCTTCTTGCCGGTCAGGTAGGTGATTTGTGGCGCTACGTAGTCGTGCTCAGCGTCCGCTCTCTCGGCGTGGGTCACGTAGCCCATCAGCACAGCGGCAGACGCGACGACCGCGGCGGGGTTCTCGTCGCCGAAGTCGAACCATTCGCCGTGGATGCGGTAGGGGGCGAACCGCTTATGCAGATCGCGCTCTAGCGACTGCCCGCCGCGTGTCTTCCAGATGAGGTACAGAGGCAACGGTGAGCCGGTCTGCAGCTCGGCTATCCGAGATTCCACGGTGCTCGCGACGCCGATCTTGACCGGCCGAGCCCCCAGGGTCCCGACTAGGTAGACCCACCGACTCTCCTGACTGCTTTCCACTCTCTCCTCCAGGGAGCGTTTTGTGACACTTTGAGCACGTGCTAGCCGCTGCTCATCCTCAAGAACTTGCAGGTCAGCGCTGCTGAGCCATTCGCTGGGCTGCCGCTATCGAGCAGCGTCATAGCTTCGACCCAGCGGCACCCTTAGCGACGCCGACCTGCGGTGATGCGACGTCGAGCAGCCCTTAGCGGGGGGATACTCTTCGCATTACGGGCGCAGATGGACCGCCAGATCGTCTCGCCTGTAGCCACGTGGATTCGACATCCCGTCCCAAGCGCCAAGCTGAACTGGCTTGCCGACGGTCTCGGCGAGGGCACTCTTCAACGTCTCTCCATCCATGCCCCCGTGAGCGTCCGGAGCGTGCTCAGCCAGGGCCGCGGCGAGTACTTCTGTGCGCATTCGGTCCACGCCTCGCTTGTCCATCACGTCGACCGCGTCGCTGATGAGTTCCATGACTTCGTCGGCGTCCGACCCGGCGGGCGGCTCGGCGTCGCACAGGCGCAGCAGTTGCTCCCATGTGAGGAGCGAGACGGGTGCGGGCCTCTTCAGGTCGCCGTTCTTGTCGAACTCGGCCTCCACGTACTCGGGCAGGTCGACGCTCCGCATCCCGTCGAGGCTGTCCTGATCGGGGTCGAGCAGTCCGGCCTCCAGTCGTTCGGCGGCGAGCTTCCGCAGCACATCGGACGGCGCTTCGTGGATGGCGTACTCGATCGGCTCGTCGGGCATCCCGGGCACGCCCTGGATGAAGATGTGGCCGGCATCCTTGGGGTCGGTGTCGGTGGCGGGACTGAGCTTGTGCGGCAGGTAGCCCGCACGGACTGCGTCGTCGCCGAACACGGCCCGGGTGTCGCCGACCTTGCACGGGCCGACAGCGGTGAGGGCCATCATCTGGGCCATGTTCTCGCCGAGGTAGCGGGTGGTGCCGCCCTGTGAGGCGTACTGCACCTGGATCAGTTCCTTGCGGCCAACCAGCATCAGGTCGAAAGCGAGGAGCTTGCCGAGATCGGACAGCTTCGGAAACTCGTCGATGAAGATCGTGACGGCGGGGCGTTCGACGCTGGGCTTCCACGTCTTGCCCATGCCGAACTTCTTACGCAGCCGGGCCCTCACCTTCGACATGACCAGGAAGAACAGCAGGACCGATTCGATCTGCTCGTTGGAGCGGGCAGTGATCCGGACGGCATCCCCGAGGTCTTCGAGGCCGTCACCGTGCGGGTCGCAGTCGATGGTGATGTTGTCCCGGCAGGCGGTAACGCCCTCGCCGAGGGCCTGGAGGATGCCGGTCTTGCCGCCGCCGGACGCGGCAACCCACAGGCCCATGACGCCGGCCAGGGACACTTCGAGCGGGTCGCCGCCGACGCTGGTGCCGATCCGGAACCGGTCGGTGATCGACAGGGACTTGGGGGCGCGGTACGGCAGGCCGGGGGCGGTGGCGAACGGATCACCGTCGACGAGGCGGAGGATGGCGCAGGCCCGGCGGGCGCGGATCGGCTGGGGGCGGACGCCGTTGGTGGGCAGGTCGAACTTGGTTTCCAGCGCACCCGACTTCGCAATGATCGTCTCGGGCGTGCCTTCATCGACGCGGACGACGCACTGCCAGCCCCACGGCTGCCGCTGCACGTCCGCCACCTCAACGATCGGCACACCCTCGGCACGGGCAGCGAGAAGCACGCATTCAGCGAGCTGCTGCGGCGTGGACACGTTCCGGAGCGGGAACGGCTTGGCGCCTTCGGCGAGCTGCTCGACGTTCATGACGACGTGCGATCCGACGCTCATCGCTCCCCCGGCCTGCATCGGATCCGCCAGGAACGTGGCGGGCAGGCTGGCCGGGGCCTCCCCGAAAGGGGCATCGGCCTGACGCGGCTGGAACGGACGAGAGATCAGGTACCAGGCGAAGCCGGCCGCAGTGCTGGCCGCAAGCAGGAGCAGCGGCTGACCGGTCGCGGCCTGCTCAATCACGGTACCGAGCACGGGCATGGTGGCGACGCCGCCACCGGCAACCGCAGCGGCCCGGCCCATCTTCTTGCCGCTGCGCGCCGCGTTGATCTCACGGTCGGTGGGCGGCAACACGATGGTCGCCTGAAGCGCGGCGAGCTTGGCCTCCTCCTGGGCGGCACGCCCGGCGAGGCTGGACAGGGTGGCGGCGCTGACGTTGTCCCCCTGCATCTTGGCGTACTCGAAGCGTCCGTGGGCTTCGGCGACGATCCGCTGCTGCTGGGCGACCTTGTCGGCGTGCTTGCGGTTCTTGCGCTCGGTGGCGGCCTGGATGATGTCGACGTGGTCGAGGTCGTTGCCGGCCAGCCAGTCCTTCGTGCGGGCCGACGCATGTGCGCGCTGCTCGGCGAACGCTTCCTTGATTCGCTGCTTGCGCGGGACGGTGGGCGGCTCGGTGGGCATGGGTGGGATCTGCTGCTCGACGGGCTCAGTCTCGGTGGCCACGGGCCGATGTCCTTCCGGGGTCGGGGGGCGGGGCCCCGGTCGGGGCCCCGCGGGTGGGCGTGGCCTAGAAGCCGGACCAAACGTTGCCGAGGCCGACGCCGACGGATCCGCCGAGCTGCTGAACGAGGGGGCCGACGAACGTCGGGGCGAGGTACACGCCGAGGGCGATGCATGCGGCGGCCTGCACGAACTTCATCGAACCCCGCTTGATCATGACGATCACGCCGATCAGCAGGCCGACGCCGACGGCGACCGTGACGCCGATGGCCCCGCCACCGGCCTGGGTCTGGTACTGCTGCTGGGTTCCGGCGGGCATCTGCTGCTGCGGGTTGGTCAGCTGCGCACCGGTGCCGCCGTCGGGGGTGAGCCCGTTGGTGATGCCATCACTGCTGCCGGGCTCGGTGTCGGCCCGGAAACCGGCGACGACGGCGACCTGCTTGTCGGTGGCGTGGTGGCCGTAGCCGCCCATACCGCTGATCCGGATCGTGCGCCCGTCCGGCATGGTGACCGGCGCGGTCACGGCCCGCTCGACGACCGACTCGGAGACGGCAGCGGACGCCGGCGACGGGGCGGCCAGGGTGACGGTGGCGGCACCGCCGAGGACAGCAACCGCGGCACTGCCCGACACGGCGATACGACGAAGGGTGCTGGTGGTCATGATGATCTCTCCTAGCCGTGAAGGGTGAAGTCGGACGCTTGAGCGGAATGGATCGGGATGCCGATCTGGCGGGCGCAGTAGACGCGCATCTCCTCGAGCACATCCACGCCGGTGCGGGTGTCGCCAGGGGCGACGTTGTAGGTGCCGTTGCACGGCCAGCGACCGTTGCCGGCTTTGCGCACGGTCAACGTCCAGCGGTAGATGCCAGGCGGCAGAGGCTTGTTCATGGGGTACGACACGGGGTGTCTCCTGGTTGGTCAGTCGGTGGTGGGGGTTTCCGCCCTTACCGCGTCGCGGAGGCGGATGGCGTATTTGGTGCGGCAGCCGACGGCTTCGCGGACGTTGCGCGCGGAGAGCCGGTCGGTTCCGCCGAGGGCTTCAGCGAGGGCGCGAACCTTGATCAGGTCGGCTTCTTCGAGGGGGCGATCCGAGTCCGGATCGACGGCGAGGCGAGGGGCCCGCTTCCCTTTACCCACAAGGGTTGTGGGGGCTTCGCGGCGCTTGCTGGAGCGAGCCCGTGACCCTCCCCCCGCAGGGCCGCCCGAGGGGCCTTCTGTGGGCGTTCCAGTGGGTCCGTCGTCACCGTTGTTCGGGCCGAGCAAGTCCGCGAGAAGCAGGCCGACGGCAACACTCTCGGGGCTGGTGTCGTAGTCCTCCAGCACCGTGGCGACAGCCTCTCGGGCGGCCTCCTTCGACGCGAGAGATTCAGCCGTGATCGACAACGGCAGGGCGTGCACCGTGTCCCACGCCTGGGCCCACGCAGCCTCCCGGCTGATCGCCCCCGTCGGGTAGGCAGCCATGATCCGCCGGTACTCGTCGAACTCCGGCTCGAACAGCTCCTGCCGCAGCTCGTCCTCGGCCTGCTCGACCGCCTTCCGCTCCCGCTCCGCCTTCGCCTGCTCCCGTGCGGCTCGTCGGTCGCGGGCGCGCTGCTTCAGGTCGCGTCCGTCCTCGGCGGCCTTGGTCTCCAGGAACTGGCGGACCTCGGCGAGGAGCGGGCCGATCATCGAGGTGGCGGCGAGGGCGTAGCCGGCGACCGACCCGAACTCGGTGACGCCGTGCGCGTAGTTGATCCATCCGGCGATCGACGCGAGCGAAGCGGTCAGCAGCCAGAACGGCCAGCGCGGGAGCCCCTTGCGGTGCGCCCACCGGGTGCCCATGACGCCGACCCAGGCGAGGAGTTCGAGGAAGAACGGGACCGGGGCGAGCGTCCAGGCGGGGCCGGCGTCCTTGTCGGTCTTGTGGTGGAGGCCGAGGAAGTAGGAGATCTGGGCGGGGAGGGCGGCGAGCAGACCGAGGGCCATGACGACGTTGACGAGGATCTTGAAGGTGGTGCCGTCGTCGTCGCGCTTCTCCCGACGCTTCGCCTTGCGGGCGGCCTTGTCGTCCTTCGCGGCCTCGGCCACTGCGGCGAGCTGGTTGCGGAGCTTGGTCTGCTTGAGCTGCTCGGCCAGCTTGGAGGTCTCGGTTGCGGCGGCTGCGGTCTCGGCGGCCTTCGCGGCAGCCGCGGCTTCGGCCTTGATCCGGGCGGTCTCGGCCTTCGTCTTGGCTACGTCGGCGTCACGCTCCTCCCAGGAACGGTATCCGCTGGTCATGGCTGTCCTTCCAGGACTCGGTGGGGGTGACTGTGGGTGGTGCAGTGGGGTTGTCAGCGCCGCCGGCGGGTGGAGCGGTAGCCGAACGGGCCGGGCAGGTCGTAGCTGGTGGTTGCCTGGCCGGTGCTGGACCATGTGCGCTTGGGTCCGCCCTTCGGTCCAACGGTGATCGACCAGGACCGGCGGTTGATGTTGATGCGGACGCCGGGCAGGATCCGGAAGCTCCTGCGGAACGTGATCGGCACGGCGGTCACGCCTTCCAGAGCTGGATGTTGGTGACGGTGAGGCCCTGCTGGGAGTAGCGGGCCTGGACGATGCGGCGCGCCCCGGTGTGGCCCTCGGAGCTGCCGACGGTCACGTCGCCCTCGCGGACGCTGGTCCGGTCGGTGCTGAGGTCGATCACATCGGCCGTGTAGCGGTACGTCGTGGTGTAGCTCATAAGGTTCCTTCCGGTCGGGTGGGTGGTGCGGAGTGCCCCGGGCCGGTTCCGATCCGGCAGCGTCACGCCGGGGCCGGGGCTGAGGGGTCAGTGCTTCTTGCACTTGCCTCGGGCGCAGCGAGTGCAGCCGGTGTCGATCTGGCGGCGGACGGGGGCGATCACCGCGTTGGCGACGGAGTCCCCGGCCTTGCCTCCGACCTTGTGGAGGGCAGCGGCTGCGTTGTCGAGCTTCTCGGCGGCCTTGCGTCCGAACATGGCGTTCCTCTCGGTTGGTGAGTGGTGGTCGGTGCGCGCCCTGGCCTGCTTCGAGGCGGTAGACCCGTGATCGGCCGACCAGGACTGGGTGCCGGGCGCGGCGGGGGTTTCCGCGCCCGGCAGTCTCGAGGTGGCGTGTCACCACCAGATCGACTCCTTCTTCGGGACGATCTGGCCGCCGTGATCACCACCCATGTGGGCCACACACTGCGGACAGTCCTCGCGCGGGCCGAGCCTGCGGTGAATATCCGGGTCATAGGCGTGGGTCCAGCACTGGCGGCACTCGCCCGGCGGCACCGGGCGACGCAAAGCCATCAGGCGGCGGCCGGGTAGTCGAAGCCGTCGAGCTGGTCGAGGAGGTCCCGGTCGCGGCCGGCGGCGAGCTTGATCTCCGCCATGCGGACCCGGTTGCCGGCCTGGCGGGCGGCGGCGTAGTCGGCGAACAGGTCGGAGATCGACAGGACCGGCAGGTCGACGACGAGCGTCGCAGCGCGGGCGGCACCACCGTCACGGACGGCGTGATCGGCGGAAAACAGAAACGGAGACATGACGGTGCCCTTTCAGGGGTGCAAGAGGTGGGTGGGGGTGGAATGCCGCGGCCGGCGGGACGGGGGTTGGACACCGCCGACCGCGGCGGTCTAGAGGGCTTCAGCCCTGAGGGTGAGGGCGAGGCGGCCTGACGGGCAGAGGCTCCTTGGCCCGCTCGTGCTCGGCCATCACGCGGCCTGGTGCAGGTGCTGGCAGCGGTCCCGCCAGTTCAGGTGGATCGGGCAGGTCACCCGCTGGTCGACGGGTGTCTCCCGGGCCGTCTCCTGGTACAGACGCAGCAGCAGGTCGTCGGAGGCGTCCGCGGGAATGGCGGCGATCGTCGAGTTCGCCATCACACGCCCCCATCCCGGAGGAAGGCTTCGAAGTCGCGCACCACGTCTTCGATGTCGGCGTCGTCCACGGCCGGCAGCCCCGACGCGTCACCGTTCAACCGGTCGGTGATTCGCTTCAGGTCCGCCTCGGACAGCCACACGTCGCCGACGTACCGGCCATCCGAGAGGCGCAACGTCACCATCCCGGCCCGGTCACCGTCGTTCGGGGACGTGGCCACCAACGCGTGATACAAGGCGAAGACCAGCAGGTCCCGCTCGCCGGGGGCGGCCATCACGCGCCGCCGATCAGGTCGAGCCGGCCCGCCTTGGCGAGGACCGCGTGCGCGGCGGCCATGACGTCCTCGGCGTCCGCCAACGACCGGGCATCCAGATCCGACATGCGACCGGACTCGGCAAGCCCGGCGAGCTGCGCGGCGTGCACGGCAGCCGTCTCGTACTCGGCAACCGCCTGCACCAGCGGGAAGTGCGGCAGCGCCTTGGCCAGCGCGGCGGCGGCCTTCGGCGGCAGCGGGGCGGTCGGCGTTGCGACCGCGTGGTCGGCGCGCGTCTGCGCACCGATAAGATCGGTGGTAGCCACAGGATCTCCTTCGTAGAACCTGGTGGTTAGGCCCTGGCCAGGGAGTGGAGTCCCTGAGCTGGGGCCGTCTTCGTTTGTGGGTGCTGGTGGAGCAGCACACGTGTCCCAGCCGAGCCGGTGGAGCGACTCAGTGGCACTCCACTCAAGGTAGCGCCAACCCTGGCGCGTGGCAATCCACTGTGGGACTCTTCTTTCATGCCAGCCGGAATCCACCTCAAGACAGCCCGCACCTTCCGCCCCGACAGCCCCGAGCTGTACGAGAAGGCGAAGGCTGCCGTCGGCGAGGTGGGCTCGACGATGAACGAGCACATCAACGGCTTCCTGCGCTGGCTCACGCACGAGACGGACGAACTCCCCTCCCGCCCGCCGGCCAAAGCCAAGCAGGGGGAGAAGTCGCCGTGAACTGCTTCCGCGAGAACCTTCATGCCGTCCAGCCAACGCCCAACGCGCGCGCGGCAGAAGGTCACGCCGAGGACACCAACACGCCATAACTGCCCCGCCCCGACACGGCGGTGACACCAGCCTGTCGCCGCCCCGCCAGACCCGAGCGCCACGAGCACGGGAGCCGTCACAGTGGACGTCGTAGAGACCTGGACCGGAAGATCCGCATGCCTCCTACAGCAGGCGATGCGGATGACGAACGAGGCGTTCGCCGAACACCTCGGCATCTCGGAGCGCACCATCAGCCGGTGGCACGCCAGCCCCGAGATGGTTCACCGGACCGAGGTACAGCAGATCTTGGACATCGCGCACAGGGAGGCGAAGGACGACGTGAGACACCGCTTCGCGCTCCTGCTGCGCCCGCCCGCACCGCGCATCGAGGCGCAGGCGCTGCGGGTAGCCATAGCGGTCGTGGTCCGCGGTGATGACATCCTGCTGGTGTGCCGTCGCGGCGACGGCGAGCTGCGCTGGCAGTTCCCTGCGGGCATGGTCAAGCCGGGTGCAGCGCCTGAGACGGTCGCAGTGCAGGAGACGCACGGTGAGACCGGGGTGCACTGCACGATCCGCGAGCAGCTCGGCGAACGCGTCCACCCGGTCACAGGCGTTGTGGCCTCGTACTACCTAGCTGATCATCTGGCGGGCGACGCCTCCAACCGGGACCCGCTCGAGAACGTGGACGTCACCTGGGTGCCGCGCGCGGCCCTGACCCGCTTCATCCCCGCAGACCAGATCTTCCCGCCCATCCTCAGCGCCCTGGAGGCCATCGCATGACGACCGAGACCACCACCGAGAAGCCCGGCATCTCCGCCGCCATCATCGTCCAGGACGGCAAGGTGCTCATGGTGCGCCGCCGGATCTCCGAAGGCGAGCTCATGTGGCAGTTCCCGGCGGGCGCGATCGAGGACGGCGAGGTCGCAGAGGAGGCTGCGGTGCGGGAGACGGTCGAGGAGACCGGCCTGGTCGTCACCGCCACGAAGCTGCTCGGTGAGCGCGTTCACCCGAAGACCGGCCGGTTGATGTCGTACACGGCCTGCACGCCGGTGCAGGGTGAGGCGCGCGTGGCGGACGAGGACGAGCTGGATGCGGTCGCCTGGGTCGCCCACTCGGAGATCAGCGACTACGTGCCCTACGGCCTGTTCGGGCCCGTCCAGGAGTATCTCGACGCGGTCCTGCCGCACTAGCGGGCACCGCTTTCGCGCCAATGATTCGATCTTGCCCGCCAGTGCTCGACGACCCCAAAACGGACCTAACGTCCCGGGTCTCTTACTTCCGCCGGGGAAAGTAGAAGCTAACGGAGCAAGTGATTCCGTTAGACGTGTTAGCTCTCATCCGTATGTTGTCGGTGCTACGGCGGCCGGATAGCAACGCCGTGCACCGACGGCTACGTTGTGCCTCACCCCACCTGAAACGCGAACGGCCGGGCGGTGGCGACCGCCCGGCCAGTTCGACCAGCGAGTGGCGACTCGCTGACCTGTAACCCCGACCCCGTCAAGGATGGAGTTCTCCATGAAGAGTAGCGGCACCGCGTCGTTAACGCGCGCCTCTTTGTCGACAGATCACCTCATGAACGCCCCGCTCGACGACCTCCTCGCGGAGTACGACGTAGACCTGGTGGTGATCGAGGCGGACCCGGGCTTCACGGGCGGCACCTTCGCCCGCCCGGACGGCTCGCTGCTGTTCGTGCGCCCTTCGGGCCGGCCTGAGGTGGAGTGGGAGATCACGGCGCGGGCTCTGCTGGGTCGGGCGTTGCGGGTGGCGTTGCCGCCGCTGCCGGCGCCGTTCGAGGTGACGGAGCTGTAGGTCGTCCATGCGATCGGCCCGACAGGGATTCGCCTGCCGGGCCGATCGCCGTCTCTACCGCCGCCAGACGTTGACCTTTTCCGTCGATAGGAGCGGTGCCCCCTCCGGGCCCTTCACGTGCGAAGGCACCCACGTCTGTCTGCGCAGCGTCCGGGCAGGGCCGTAGGGCTGGTTCCGCCAGTGCCCGGAGACGATCCACCTGTGCTTGTAGTGCCGACCGCTGCCCGCCTCGGGGTCGCGGTCCTGCGGCGTGTACTGGCGGCGCAGGTCAACGACGGTCACATCGGGGGTGGGCAGTCCGTCTCGGGCGTCGGCGCGCGCCGTGGGCTTGTCGGCATGTTCTCTGGTGCGGTCGATGAGCAGCGGCTGCTGCATGAGGAGCCAGGCGGAGGCCAAGGCGGCAACGACGGTCTGAGGAAGCTGATCGTCGATCTCCGCGAGGGACAGGGGTTCGTCGGTGATCGGGATTGTGCTCCCGTAGATCGGAAGCAGGGGCGGCATGCGGGTCTCGTCCAGCGTGTACAACTGGGCGAGCGGCTGCATCTCCGCGACCAGTCGCGCCCGCGACATCAGCAGCCACAGCATCATCTCTCCGTCATGCGGGCCCCACGCGCACGCCTCGACCGGGATCTGCACTCCCTGGGCGTCCATGTGGCCGACGCCACCCTGCCAGTACAGCAGCCCACAGGGGGCCGGCCGGTCTGAGGTCGCCCAGCGTGCCGCTGCGAGCTGCTGCCCGGCGTGCACGGCGAGGGCGCCCATGTCTTCCTGAACCCAGAACAGGTCGCCGACTTCCAGGATGGAGGCCAGGGCGTCCAGGCCGGGCGCGACTGCCGGGCTGGTCTTGGAGCGCAGGGAGGACTCCGAATCCCGAAGGTGCCGCAGCGTCTGCCGCCGCACCTTCGGGAGCTGGGAGGGGCGCAGGGTCACTTGCCGCTCTTCTCGTAATCGTCGAGACGCCGCGCGATCAGGGAACGGCCCTTGTCGGCAATAGCCTTGACCGTGGGCTCCTTGATCTCGACCCTCTTGGCCAGCACCGCCTGCCCGCCACGCCCCCAGGAGTCGATCATCTTGGCGAAGGCGATCTGTCGGCGCTGAGTGGCCTGCTGGTAACTCTCCTCGGCCTTACTGAACTGCTCGTGCGCCCACTCCGCGGCGATCAGACGCGCGGTGTGGTTCCTGCTGGCGCCGTCGTACATCTCTTTGGCGGAGATGCCGTCGACGTCGGTCTCGTCCCAGATGGGGAGCTCTTCACCTTCCTCGTCGTAGGACGGCATGGCACCGGCCGTGGCGCCGCGCACCCACTCCTCGTAGGCGGCGATGGCCTCGTCGAGGTCGTCGGTGTCCTGGAAGTCGCACTCACTGGGGCCGCTGTCGAAGATGATCCAACGGTGTTCGCCGTTGGGGTCGGTGTAGGGCATCACGGCAAGGTGGTATTCCTTCTGCCCGATCTCGTCGAGGCTGAAGGTTTCGCGCACCTCGTCGCGGCGGCCGAGGGCGGCGTCGATGGCGGCCTCGAAGTCGTCTTCCTGGTCGGCGTCGATGTCGATGCCCTGGATGCTGGAGCGGATGACGCGGAGCATGGTGCCCCCCCCTTCTTCGGGTGGGCTGTTCCCTCCCGACACCCCAAACTTAGCACCCCCCTAACCCGTAAGGCAAGGGGGGTACTAAGAATGCAGCTCCAACCCCGCTGCGCCACCTCGTTGGGGCGCCTGGTGCCCGCGGGGCGCCCGCCGTTCTGTGGCCCCGCCCACATTGCCCGCATCCGGCTTGCCGTACTGCCCGGTACCCCAGGAGCCTGCTGCCCCCAACGCCGCACCCGGGGGACGCCGTGATCGCCTGCCCGTCGCCGAAATGCTCCTCACCGAACGTCGCCGACCTGCCGCACTACTGGCAGTCGCTGCCCGCCGAGTCACCGTTGAAGGCGAAGTACGCACCGCCGGCCCGGCCGAAGGTGTCGTACTGGGCGGCGCTGGCCGCGGTCGCCGTCGGCATCCTGGTCCTCGTGGAGGGCGGCGTCCTCCTCGGCCTGCTGCTCGTCGTGGGCGGGGCTGGCTGGGCCGCGGTCGTGTACAAGGCGGTGCAGTGGGCGGAGGCGCAGCGGGCGGCGTGGGAGCAGTCGCACGTCTGCCTCGCCTGCACCGGCACGTTCTGACCTGTCGAAGCCCCGCGCCTTTCCGCATGGGTGACGAGGCTTTGCTGGCGGTGACGGTTTGTGACGTGTTGGTGGCGGGTGCGTGATATCTGTACTCGTGCGGGCTCGATTGGCCGCTCCGTCTGCGTCCTTGTGGGGGTTTCTGTGCGTAGGTTCGCCGTGTCTGTTGCTGTTGCTGCCGCTGTCGGGTTGCTTGCCGGGTGCGGCGGTGACGGGGACGCTGACGCGAAGGGCGGCGGCTCGGCCGCGAAGCCGGACACGGCGGCGTGCGAGAAGGCTGTGACGGAGCAGGTGAAGAAGTCGATGGGCGGGGACAAGACGGCGAAGGATGCCGACTTGCCTGCGTCGTGCGCCGGGTTGGACAAGGCGACGAAGGAGAAGATCGCGGAGCGGGCGGCGGCTGCTGCGGTCGGGGATGCGCTGAGTGGTGGGGAGAAGGAGTCGTCGGAGGAGCCGGACGCGAAAGCCGATGTGAAGGTCACCGGCTGTTCGAAGGACGAGTTCGGCTATCCGGTGGCGAAGCTTGAGGTCGTCAACTCCACGGCGAAGAAGCAGGACATGAATGTGCAGGTGTCCTTCAATGGCCCGGACGGTACGCGTCTGGCGGAGGGCGGGACGGTCGTGACCGCGCTGGAGCCGGGGCAGAAGGCGAAGGAGGACGCGATGGGGCTGAAGGAGGTTTCGGGCAAGTTCACGTGCAAGATCAGCAACGTGGACCGCTGGGAATCCCAGTAAACGGACCGTGGTCCGCATACAGCTGCGCCCCCACCAAACGGCGGGGCGCTGCTGTGTTGCGGCGGTCGGGTGCGGGGCCGGATTTGAACCGGCGACATGCGCCAAGGGGGTGCCACGTGCCGTGAGGCGGGCCTCGATCCCTACTCCCTGGACAGCTCTGGCCGCTGAGCTACCCGCCTCAGCAGGATGGCATGGCCGTCAAGCCGGGCGAGGGTTGTACTCGTAGTGTTCGATGGACCCCTCCGGAAGCTCTGCTATCTCTCTCGCCGCCTGCTCCGCGCGCTGCTTGGCCTTCTCCTTGGTGCGGGCGAAGCCGCTGCGGGTGCCACGTCCGGGGAGGGTGGCCATCCAAAACCAGTGCCAGCCGCTGATCCAGTCGGTGAGGTCCTTGTTGGTGCGTTCGACGATGGTGATCCGAGCGGTCACGACTGCTCCTTCGGCTGGTGCTGGCCGATGGGTGCGATGGCGTCGTGGGCGGGCCAGGTGAGCGTGCCGTCTCGGTGCCGCCCGTCGTGGCCGACAGGCAGGGTGCAGCACTCGTCTCCTAGGGCATTGAAGGCACTGCTGCCCGCCTGACATGGGGTGGGCACGGGCTCGTAAGTTGCGCAGAAGATGTCGTCTCGGCAGGGATAGAACTCGCCCGCGACGCCCTTGATGATCCAGTCGTCGAGGCCGGCGGTCATCGTTCCTTCGAGGGTGCGGATGCTGATCGAGTGCGGGGTGTCGCCATCGTGTTCTGCGCAGCGGTCGGGGTTCGAGCAGGTGTAGCTCGCGGTCGCTCCGTGGCTGAGAATCCAGTCGATGATGCGGGTGGCGCCTTCTGCGGTGCCGTCCCACTGCGCGGCTTCGATCTCGACGGGCTTCTTGCGGAACTTGGGCATGGTCACTGCTCCTTGGTCTGGTCTGCGGGCGGCCGGATCGCGTTGTGAAGTTCGACGAGCCGGGCGTCCCACCAGCGGGCGATGCTCGCGCCGAGCGGTGGCGGGCCGGCTTTCACCCACCGCTCGTACAGGGCGATGACGCGACTCACGTCCTGCTCGGCGGATCGGTGGAGTGCGGCGAAGACACGGGTGGTCTTCTCGGCCTCGGTCGCTTCGGTCGTCTCCGTCTGGTCGTGGCCGGGGCAGTGGACGGGGTTCATGCCGGGCTGCGGCTCCCAGTCGTGCGGCGGATGCGGCTGGCGGAGCGTGGCAGTCGAGCAGGGCAGGCTGGTCGGGAGGTCGGTCATGCTGCGCTCCTGGGCTGGTCGGGCTGGATGCTGATCACAAGGTCCACGCCGCAGAGACCGAGGATGCCTTCGGCCCAGGTGAGGGTGAGGGTGGCGCGGCCGGTGAGCATGTGCAGAGGTGCTTGGTGGACACGCCGAACTGGCGGGCGACCTCGGCCTGGGAGATGCGGGCGTCGGCGAGTGCCTGACGAACGAGGGCGCGCAACTGGTCCTCGGCGGGAAGGTCGGTCATGCGGCTTCCTTCCGCTGCTGTCGCCGCTCGGCCCGGTAGGCGCGCTCCCCTTCGGGGCAGCCTTGCTGGCAGGCCCACGGGTCCTCGCCGCGGCGGACGTGCGCGGTGAAGCCGGCGTGGTCGCCGTGGCGTTCACGACGCAGGATCCCGGCGACGTGGGCGAGGTGTACGGCGTTGGTGATGTTGGTGGCGCCGAGTTTCCGGGCCAGTCGGAGCGCCATCTTGGAGACGCTCTTCTCCTGGTAGCCGAGTTCAGCGGCGATCGTGGCGTAGGTCTGGCCGGCTGCGGCCCTGCGGAGTACCTCGAGTTCGTTGTCGGTGAGGAGCGGAGTCACGGTGTCCTCCGCCGGTGTCCGGGCTGGATGATGACGCGGCCGTTGACGTCGAGTAGTCCGTCGGCGCGGGCGAGGAGCAGCAGGGCGCGGCGAAGGACGGACCCGGGCCGGTCACCGCGGCGGCTGTAGGCGGCGAGGATCGCGGCACTGCCGTCATCAGGCTGCCGACGCAGCGGCTGGCGCGTCACAACGCATCCTCGTCGTCGGCAACGAACGGCACCGACGCCTCGGGCTTGATCGCCCGCCACAGGTGCAGGTCGACCGGGCGGCCGTCCAGGATGAGGAACATGCAGGCGCGGACCGCTTGCCCGTCGATGGCCTGGGCCGCCCGAGCGAACTCGCCTCGGTCTCCTGAGAGGTGGGCGATCTTCTGGTACTCCTCCGTCACTCGCTCGGCGAGCACGGCTGCCTGCTCTTCGAGTCGAGCGACGACGGAGCGAACCCAGGTGTCGAACTCGTCGGGCACGGTCTCCAGCAGCGCGTCGAGCGGCCCGCGGTCCGCGCCGGCCAGGGCGGCGACCTCGACGACGGTGCAGCCGAGGGCCTTGGCCACGTGCTTCGGCGGCTGGCCGGCGTACTTCTGCATGCCAAGCATCCGCCAGATGTCCCGCTCGTTGATCCCGGTCAGGATTTTGTGGAGGCGGACGTACTCGGCGAGCTTCGCCTTGGCACGGACTCCGTTGGCGTAGCGGATGACGTAGCCCTCGGCGTGCATGCCGCTCGCCGGCTGGCCGTCGGGACGGGAGTTGGCCTCGGTGCGCTTCAGCAACTCGGGAAGCGGTATCGCGGGCCAGGAGCGGACGACTGTGCCGATGTCCTGCCAGTCTGGCGCGGCATAGGAGAGACGGATCTCCCGGCCGGTGGCGTCAAACGCCGCAAGCAGGACGAGATCGCGGCGCCTGCCGTAGTCGACCACGATCCGGTTCTCCGGATAGATGATCTCGGCGAGGTAGGTGACGCCGGGCGTCAGCAGGAAGGTGTCGCCCTCGTCGAGCCAGGCCTGCGCCCACTGGGCCTGCTCGCTGGTGAAGGAGCCCTTGGAGGCCACGTGCCAGCGGCCGTCGTAATGGAAAACGATCCCGAGCGAGCCGTCGACCTTGTCGTACACCTCGAACGACTCGTCGTCCGGAAGCGGAGGCGCATAGTCGAAGCCGTGACCGTGCTCGCCGACGTTGAAGAACTTCGGGAACGGCCAGGCGACTATCTCGCCAGTCTTGTCGTCGGCGATGAGGCCGCGGCACTGGAGGGTGGCTGTGGTCCAGGCGCGGGAGTATTGGGCGGCCCGCGTGTAGGTGTAGATCGACAGCGGCAGGGCGGGGTGTTGTCTGCGGCTGACGTGGCCGGCGTCGATGGCGGCGGCGAGTTCGGCGGGCGGGATGAGGGTGTCGAGCTGGGTCACAGGTAGCTCCCGATCGGGTCGATGTCGGTGATCGAATGGAGTTGCACGGCGGTCAATCCTTGGCCGCGGAGGTCGCGGAGCCGGGGGTCGTCGGGGGTGGTGTCGTCGAGTTCGCCGTCGGTCCACAGCGGGTCGCACGGGGGCGGGTCGGCGGTCACGGGACACGCCTGGTGGGTTGGCTGCGGCGGATCTCGTCTTCGGTGAAGCCGAGTTGGCGGTCGTACCGGTCGCAGGACCGGTCGAGGAGGCGCCCGGGGATCAGGTGGATGTGCAGCCACGGGTAGCGCACCCGGTATGCCTTGCGGCCGAGGGCGGCGGGGTCGTACAGCAAGTGCATGAACTCGTGCCAGCCGGTGTGGAGATGGTGCTCCATGCGGCTGCGGGTGTGAGTCACGACTACTCCTGATGATCGAAAGCTCTGTGCGCCTCTGTGAGGCTCTGGGGAGGGTTCCGGCTGACTCGGAGCCGCCGGATGGGGCGAGGGGCGCCACAGCGGCGTACAGCGCCCCTCGCGGGCGTCACACGGGCGGAGGCGGCGACTGCGCCCCGTCCTGCCGCGCCCCGGCGGCGTCGCCCTCGGGTAGCCAGGGCAACGCCTGGCCGTAGACGTGGGCGCCGTCCCAGCCGGGGCAGTCGTGACAGCCGTTGGGGATCGTCATGTTCGAGGCGTCGGTCCAGTGGCGGTCTTCGGCGTGGCCGCACCAGCAACCGGTCTCGGCGGGCTGTGTCTCGTCGGCCATACGGCGCAGCAGGGCGGCGCCGTAGCGGACGTACCGGTCCGTGCCGGGGCCGGTATAGGTGGCGTCGATCGCGTCAGCCCCCTCGTGGAGGGCGGCGCGTCGGTCGGTGGTCGCAGGCAGCACGGCGGCCTGTGCCAGGACGGCACGGACCGCGTTCCGCAGGCCCTCCCCCTCGTCCGCGAAGTGCTGTTCAGCGAACGGGGTGATCGCGTACAGCGCGTCGTACAGGGTGTCGGACAGGGCTTCCAGCGCGGTCTGGTCGGCGGGCGGCAGCGACACGGCAGACACGGCGTCGTAGGCGGCCAGCAGCTCCTCCGGCGTCGCATAGCCGACGCCCTGGCAGTACGAGAAGTCGAGCGCGTCCAGCAACTGCTCACGCAGAGCGCTCCGGTCGGTGGTGGTCGGGTCGGTCATGGGTTCTCCTGTGGGTACGGTGCGGGCACGGCCCTGGCGGATAGCCGCCGCCAGGGCCGGCGGGTTGGGGTGGGTTTCCGGCACACCGGTCACCCGGCGGCGGGGCTGCCTGCGGCGTTGATCTGGCGGGCCACGGCGAGGGGGTGCGGGGCGACGGTCTCCTGCCAGCCGGGGTGCGTGTTCGCGTCGAGCGATGCGGCCGTGACGTCCAGCCAGTCGGCGAGGGCGGTGCCGACACCCGGGTGCATGGCGGCGATGTACGGCGCGGACGGCTTCGGCTGCTCAAGGTCATCGAGCGTCTCGCAGAGGATCACGTCGGTGGCGGGGCTGAAGACGGCCTGCGGGTAGCCGTTCGGGTTGTGCACGGTCCACGGCCCCGGGTGCTGCTCGGCCATCGCCGTGGCGAGGCGGCGCAGCTTGTCGGCTGCAGTGCGGAGTTCGTCGGCGGGCGTGGTCACGGGGTTCCTCCGGGGCAGTTGTGTGCGGGGTGGGATTGCCGCATGGATTGGGCGGCGGCATGATCCGGGCAGTCCGCGCGGATCGCGGCGGCCAGCACCAGGCCGCATGGGGCCTTCGCGCACGGGCAGGCGGCCTCCAGGCGGGTGCCGTCGAAGTCGCGGCCCAGGTGGTCGCCAGCCCACTGACGGGCGGGTGAGGTTGGCATCAGGTCTCCCAGCGGTAGAGTCCGCGGCAGACCCGGGCGCGGTAACGGCGCGCCCGGGTCGCCGCGTTCACGGGGTGGGGGCGGGCTGGTTGGCCAGCTCGAGGAGCACGTCGACGTGGCAGGGCATCTCAAGCGGGCACCAGCACATGAGGTCCCGGCCAGCGAGTTCGACGCGAGCGCGGACTGCGAAACCGACGGTGCGCTCGGCGTACTCGCGGTACAGGCCGACGGCCATGACGTGGGCAGCGTGCTGGTTGTCGGTACTCGCCGCCCACTCGGGAGTTGGCGTGCCTTCGCCAGCCCAGTTGACGGCCCAGCCGGTGCGGGTCTGGACGACAACCCACGGGTTGCCCCACCGGGTGCCGCGGCCGACGTAGCGGGCCTTGTCGGGTGCGCGCCAGCCCTTCGTGCGGCGGCGCTGGATTCGTTCGGGCATCAGATGCTCCCTAGGGTGGGTTGGAAGTGGGTCAGTTCGATCTTGGTCTGGCCCGGGATGGGTTCGACCGGGGGTTTGGCGGCCCGTGCCGGTGTTCGGGCCGGGGCCGGGTTGAGGCGGCGGAAACACACCGGGCCCAGGCCCGATGGCGACGGGCGGCGCAGACGGCGGCCACACGCCGCACAGCGGGACATCAAGCCGCCTCCGCGATGGGCCGCCGCTCGCTGACGCCGGCAGCCGCGCGGATGACGGCGTCAGCGAGCGGCGGCGGAACGGCGTTGCCGACGGCGAGGTACTGCTGGCCCTGCCCGCCGTGGAACTCGAGCTCCGGCCGGAAGCCCTGCAGGGCGGCGCATTCGGCGACGGTCGGCCGCAGGTGCGGGGCGCCGCGGTCGCGCCAGGCCGGGGTGCCGATGTGGCGTTTCATGGCCTGGCGGGTGCCGTTGCCGAACGGCTCCGCTCCCCCGGTGTAGGTGCCGCCGCCGGTGACGGACGGGGCCGGGCGCCGGGTGTAGCCCCAGCCGACGACGTCCGCCATCGACACCCGGGCCGGCTGGCCGAGGCCCCCGTGCGTCGGTGCGGGCAGGTCGACCGAGCGGGTCCGGGAGGCGATGAGGACGGCCCGCCTGCGGGTCTGGCCGAGCCCGTGGTCGGCGGCGTCGAGGACGTCGGCGACCGCGCTGTACCCCCACCGCCGGAGGATCTCCGCGTACTGCTGCCACACCGGGAGCACCGAAGGCACCTGCTCCATGCAGATCCATTCGGGCATCAGGTCGTAGTGCCAGCGCATCGGTTCGGCGGTGAGGATGCTGCGTTCGTCGCGGCAGGCGGCGCCGATGGCCGCGCGGGTGTCCTTGCCCCGGGACAGGTCTTCGATCGCCTGGTGGACGAGCGGCAGGTCGAGGAGGCCAAGTTTCTTGCCGGACTTGTTGAAGCCGGGGCACGGCGGCGAGTCGATCTTGCCGGTGGTGCGGCCCTTGAACGGCCACGTCGGGTACTGGGTAACGTCGCACTGGACCGTGGCGTGCCCGGCGCCGCGGCGCGTCTGGCAGGCCGCCGTGTTCAACTCGAGGCCGATGTCCGACAGGCCGAGGCCGACGAGGGCCTCCGTCCAGCCGATACCGGCAAACCCGTGAACGATCATGCGGCGTTCCCTTCCCGCGGCCGGTGCTGGGCGGACAGGTCGGTGTCGCAGTAGAAGCCGATCGTGAGGTGCATGCCGTAGTTCTCGACGACCTTCCACACGGCGGGCGCGGTGCACGGCGGGCGTCCGTCCTGCTCACGCTGGTAGTTGGTCATGCAGTCGGCGAGATCGCTGTAGTCGGGCAGCACCCAGCCGCCAGGGCGGTGATGGACGTGGACGGTGGGCTTACGGCGGCGGCTCATGCGGCGTCTCCGATCTGACGGTGGGTGGTGGTGCTGTTGGGGTTGCCGCCGCAGCGGGCGCAGGTGCAGGCGTCCGGCGGCGGAGTCGGGCCGGTGGAGGCGGTGCCCAACGGCCAGCCGCCGGTGTGGGCAATGCGGTAGCCAGCCGCCGGGACCGCGGTGAGGGCGGGCATGGCGGGGGCCTCGGGTGCGACGGTGCGTCCGGTGATGTGCCGCAGGTAGTCGCGGAAGTCGCCCTGCTTTCGCAGCTCGGCGATCTCTTCCGGGGTGAGGTCGCTCATGACGCCCACAGCCCCTCGCCCGCCGGAAGCAGGCCGATCAGGTAGCTAATCGCGGCGTGCCAGGCTTCCTCGGACTCGAGGTGGGGGTGGGCGCCGGTATCCCGATCCCAGCCGACCAGCGGCCGTATGGCGGGACGCAGGGTTCGCGACCAGTAGATCGAGAAGGACCACATCGGATTCGTCTCGGCGGTCGCCGCCTCGAGGCGAACAGCCTCTTCGAGTTCCGCCAGCCGCGGCTCTACCGCGACCAGTTCGGGCCAGGTGATCACAGAGCTTCTCCTTGTCAGTATTCGCGGCCGATGGACTGGAGCCGGCCGTAGTGGCCCTGGAAGGCGAGGGTCACGATGCGGCCAGAGATGCCGTTGCGGTTCTTCGCGACGATCAAGTCGATCTCGCCGGTACGGTCCGGGGCGCGTTCACTGACGGGCAGGTCCGGATCGGGGGCCGGTGGCGTGTGCATCAAGACGATGACGTTGGAGTCCTGCTCGATCGCCGACGAGTCCTTGAAGTCGGTGACGAGCGGCGCCCGCCCGACAGAGCCGCGGTTGAACTGGGCAAGGGCGACGATGGGAATCTCGAACTCCATCGCCAGGAGCTTCAGACCACGGCTGATCATCGCGACTTCCTGCGCCCGGTTGGCGTTGCTGCCCGCCCCCTCAGGGCTCATGAGCTGGAGGTAGTCGGCGACGACGATGGCTGCCGGGTTGCTATGGCCGGCCATCCACCGGAGCCGGGCCCGAATTTTCGAGATGGTGAGGTTCGGCGAGTCGTCGAGGATGAAGTTGCGGGCGTTCTGCATACGGTCGTTGACCTTGATGACCTTGGCCCAGTCGTGATCATTGAGCTTGCGGCGGATCAGCCTGTCGAGGTCGACGCTGGCTTCTGCAGCGGTGAGGCGGGCCATGAGCTCGCTGCCGCCCATCTCCATGGAGGCGACCAAGGCGGGCCGATTGCGGCGGATCGCAACGTGCGCGGCGAGGTTCATGCCGAACAGGGACTTGCCGCCACCGGTCGCCGCCCCCACGGTGATCAACTGGCCGGGCTTGAGTTCGACGACCTCGTTCAGGTCGTGCCAGGGAGTGTCGAGGGCGCGCGGGTCCTTACCAGCCTCCAATTCGTCAAGGAAGGTCGCCCACCGGTCGCCGACGGACAGCTTCACCTCGAGCGGTGAGGCGCCGGTGGCAGCTCCCTGGAACTCAGCCATGGCGTCGTCGAGGATCTCGGCGGCACTGTCCTGCTGCACGTAGGCGCGGGCTGCGGCCCGATTGGACGTTTCGATGACGGTTCGCAGGAGGGCTTTGTCGCGGACGATTTCGGCGTACCGCTCGACGTGGGAAGTGGTGGGCACGGCCTGCACCAGCCGGTGGAGGTAGGTACTGCCGCCGATCCTGTTGAGGTCTCCGGTGCGAGCGAGTTCCTCGCCGACGGTGATGGGGTCGACCTTGGGGCTTCGGCTGCGGCTGTACACGCTGGTGATCGCGCTGAAGATCGCTTCGTGTGCGGGCCGGTAGAAGGCGGTCGGCTCGACGATGGCAATGGCGCGGTCGATGACGTGCTGCGACAAGAGCATGCTGCCGAGGACTGCCTGTTCGGCTTCGAAGTCGTGGGGTGGGGTGCGGTCGAGGTCGTCGGGCTGGTCGGTGTCATTCACGCGGCAGTGTCCTTACGGGTCTTGGGGTGGCAGTCGGGACAGGGGTAGAGCGCGCGGAGGCCGTTGTCGTCTTCGTGCTGGCGCATGCGGGTGATCTCGTCGCAGTCGGGGTCGCCGCAGTAGGGCGGCTTGTCGTTCGCTCGGCTGCTCTGCTCCGCGGGGCGGGGGCGCCAGGGGGATCCGGGCGGTGGTGCGTCGTACTCGCGCCAGATGTCGATCAGCAGGGTCCCGAACTTGATCGGGTTGCGCGGGTTCCAGCGAGTGCCGGCAAGGTGGACGAGGTACGGGATGCCGTGGCTCTTCATGAGCTGCTGGACGATGACCCATTGGAGGTTGCTCATGCGGGTCCAGCTGACGGCGATGCCCTTGACGCCGAGGGCGTCGATGAGGGGCTTGGCCCAGTCGGGCACTCGGGTGCTGCCTGCCTGCGTGCCTACGTAGTTAGAAAGCTTTGGTGGAAGTGTGCTTCCGGTCGTTCCTTCCTGACCTGCGGTTTCTTGTTGCGGTGATTCGACGGACCGGGTGGAAGTGTGCTTCCGGTCGGTCCGGGTGGAAGTGTGCTTCCGGTCGTTCGGCCCTGACCTGCGGGTTCGGGACTTTCCGGGGGTGTTACCGGCGGTTGACCGACCGGAAGTGGGCTTCCGCCCGGTCGACCGACCGGAAGTGGGCTTCCAGTCGGTCGACTTCAGTTCGCGCCTCTTCTCGCAGGCCAGGTCCCATACGAGGGGTCGCCGGTCCGGCGGGAAGTGGTCGACGAGCGCGGGGTCACCAGCGCGGATCAGGCCGGCCTTCTCCAGGGCCGTCAGGTCGTTACGGACGGCCCTGTCTGACTTGCGGGCGTACTCGGCGAGCAGCTCCTGGGAGGGGTATGCGCCCCGCCCCTCCTTGTCGGCATGACGAGCCAGCCCGATCAGGACCGGGATCCAGTGCGGCGACACGTCGGGCGCCGACTCAATCACCCACATCAGGGCCTCTTTACTCACGGAAGTCTCTTCTCAAGGAGGGGTGCCTCTTGGAATTGATCAGCTGTTGTGGGACAGCCCTCATGGGGGCGGGTGGGCCCCAAGATGCGGGGCTTCACCTGCCCCTGAATTGTACAACCCGGCGGCCTGTACAAGCGAGCGGTTGTGTATCCTGGTCGCATGAGTGAGACCGGGATTCGACAGATGGGCGTCTCGGATGCCCGCGCGAACATGACCGAGGTCATTGCCGAGGTGCGCCTCCTCGGCCAGCCCGTCGCGCTCACTCGCCGGGACAAGCCGCAGGCCATGCTCATTTCCATGGACCGCTGGAAGGCCGCCGTCCTCGACGCCGAGGTCCGCCCCTTCCATGACGACGTCATCCGCCGGCTCAAGACCCTGCTTGAGGACAAGGAGTTCGCCGACGTCCTTGAGCGCAAGGACCCGACACTGCGCGAGGTTCTCGACAACGACCTGCTCTGACATCCCCCCCCCTCCTCCGGGCCCCGCTTCGGCGGGGCTTTTGTCGTGTGCGGGTGTCTGTGCCACGTGCTGGGTGTGTTTGGTCAGTGGTGGCGGCCGTGGTTAGGCGGCGGCTCGGTGGTGGAGGTCGCGGCGTTCTTGTTCGGTGAGGCCGCCCCAGATGCCGGTGTCTTGGCCGGTGGTGAGGGCCCATTGGAGGCACTGGTCTCTGACGGGGCAGCGGCGGCAGACGGCTTTGGCTTCGTCGATGACGGTCGCCCAGTAGGGTCCGATGTCGGATTTGGGGAACCACTGGTCGGGGATGTTTTCGCTGGTGCAGGCGGCGCGGTGCCGCCAGTCGCTGGTCACGCGGCGACCTCCAGCTCCGGCTCTGCGGCGGCCTGCTTCTTCCGGTCGCGTTTCTGGCCGGTGCGCCAGTCCTGGACGATCTGCCGGACGGTGGAGATGGAGACCTCGCCGTTGAGCCGGTCGACGATCTGCTCGGGCGGGTGGCTGCACCAGGCGAGGTGCTCGATCTCCTCGCGGCGCAACTGTGCGCGCTCGAAGAAGTTGAGGGCGCGGTCCGCCTCGTCTGGGTCGAAGGTGGGGTCGTTGATGTTGCCCATGTCCTCCCACCACTGCGGATCGCGCCAGCCTTCGCGTTTGGCCCGCTTGCGTGAGGTGGTAGCCGCGGACTTGCGGCTGGTGATGGGCGGCTGCACGGCGAGCCAGTCGTAGGCGGCTGCGATGCGGTCGGCGGTCATTCCGCGGACGTTGAGCGCACCGTTGAGAACGTCGTTGATGACGCTGTGGTCGACATCGGACTCTTCCGCGAGGCCAGTGATCGTGTGGCCGATGGCCAGCAGTGCCTGGATGCGTCGCCGGGTGCCGGTAGCGTCGACGATGCGTCCGGGCGCCGACCGGTATTTGACGGCGAGGATGCGGTCCGCGACGCTGCGCCGGACCTTCTCCTGTCCGTTGAGCAGGCGGGCGATGGTGGAGCTGGAGCAGTGGGCTGCGCGGCAGATGCGCGGCCATCCCATGCCGTCAGCGAGGAGGTTGCGCAGGTGGTCGGCGATGGGGGCGGCCGGGACGCGGACGGGTTGGCCGGACATGTTGGCGAGGGCGCGGAGTGCGTCGGCCTTCACCTTGGCGTCCCGGCAGGGCTGGCACTTGCAGCCCGGGATGCCCTGGCTGGGCCGGCCTGTGCCCCGTGCGGAGGTGCCGTGGGGCGGGAGCGGGCTGCGTTGTCCCCGGGTGGGG